GAATTCCCCGGTCACGCTGTTGGTTCCGGCGACAGTCTTGGTGGCGATGACTTTCATTTGGTTCCCTTTGCGTTGTTCGGTGTTCCCGTCTGCGATGGTTTATTTATCGGTTATTGGTAATCGAAAGTCAACAGCGTTTACCAAAAATTCGAAAACATTTTTCAAATTGTGGGCAAGCGATGGCAGGTAACCCCGAAGTATCCCCGGTCCCGCGGGACGAGTTCCGAACGTGGTTGGAGGCCGCTTTCCCGCAATTCAAAGACGTGTTTTGCTTCGAACGCGGGTACACCGGGAGGGGGCGGGAGGTGTGGGTCGCCGTTGATGAGGACGGCGGGACCGCGGCGTCCGGACTCACGGCGACGGGAAAAGAAATCCGCCAGATGATGAAGATGGGGGCACGGCGGATTCCCGAAGACCCAGACGACGATATTGAGGATGTCGCGCCTTTGGTGTCGCTGGACTGGTCGGATTTTTGACTTCCCCCGGACCGATTCGCCGATATCATTTCAGACGAGACGTTTTCACAAAGGTTTCAATGTTCGCATTATTCGCTATATTCGGGATGATGTGCTGTTGGGTGGGCGATTGCCTGACCCTCTACGCGTCGCGGATTGGCCCCCGTCCAACGCCAAGCCGACGGGGTTCCAGATACTCCACCCCATCCCCTTCGCCCCCGCGCCGTAATTGCGCGAAAACTTCGAAAGACGCTTCTATGTGGGGCGCGGGTTGCCAATCACCTGCGCCCCGTTTCTTTGCGCTATGCGATAATTCCAAATCGGTGGTATGATGCCGCAACATCGCAAACCGTCCCGCATCGCCACAAACACTCACAACGTTTGCCCGGCGTGTGGAAAAGACATCCCGCCCGGTGTGATGGGGCGGTCGTTTGGGGACACGTCGTTTCGGGCGGCGAGAAAAGCGACGACCGAGATACGTTGCCCGCATTGCGATGCGGTGCTTGCGGTGCGATTGGATTATTGGTTTACCCTAACATACGACCCCGCGCGCGAGACCTGAAATGCTGTCGCCTCTTGCAACAAATCGACAGGTCGAAGCCGCTAATTGGCTGTCCGACAATTTCCCATTGATGTATCGGGCGGCGAGCGCTCCCACCACCAATTACGCGATTCGCTCCGCCCTCTACGGAATGATTGCATCGCGGCTGCTGGACTCCGGAAGCCGTGACATCGACACGGAGGCCGGGTATCTGCCGATTATTTCGGTGGCGGCGTATGGGCAAATGTACGACCGGGAAGGGCTCGGGCAACGCGTTGTCCACTTGTGGTCGGATGAATGCTGGTTGGCGACCCCCACGTTCCGCGAGACGGAGCGGGACAAAGAGACAACGTGGGAAACAAACTGGAAGGCGTGGGACCGCAAAACGCGATTTGTGCGGTCGCTTTACACATTGGATCAGATTTCCGGGGTGGGGCATTTCGGGGCGATGTTTCTCGGGCTGTCGGACAAACTTTCCCCGGACCAACCTGTGAAGGGGTGGGAAAGGGGCGAACCGGAATCACCCGGCCGCGAGTTGCAATTACTGTTCACGCGATGTTTTGACGAACGGTCGGTGACGATTGACAAGTTCGACACGGACCCCATGTCGCCGCGCTTTGGGATGCCGTCCTACTACCGGTTCAATCTCAACACCACAAACCCGCTCGCGGACGCGGTAGAGCCGAACAAACCGAACCACGTCACGGTCCATTGGTCCCGCGTTATTCACTATGCGGACAATTGCCGTTCGTCGCCCATCTATGGGGTCCCGCGGCAGCGCCCCGTGTTTAACTATCTGTTGAACGTCCGGAAAATCGCCGCGGGCTCGCCTGAAATGATGTGGAAGGGCGGTTGTCCGGGGTTGTCGTTCGAACTGATGCCGGAACTGCTGACGTCCGGGCAATCGGTGCAGATCGATAAAGAGGCGCTGCGGGAGGAGATGCAACGGTTTTCGGACGGGTTGCAACGGTATGTAGCGGTTGAAGGCGTCACGACCAAAACCCTCCCGGTCCAAGTCGCCGATCCCGGCCCCCATATCGACCAACAACTTCGTTTAATTTCCATCACGATGGACGTTCCGAAACGTCTGCTGGAGGGTTCGGAACGGGGGGAACTGTCGTCGGAACAGGACGGCGACAACTGGAAGATGCGGGTCCAGAGACAGCGCGAGATGTACCGCGTCCCCGATCTCGTCGAACCGGCCATTGAACGTTTGATGTTGTTGGGCGTTGTCCCGCAACTGGAAGACCTGATTATTGGATGGGGTACGGAAAAATCCCTCACACCTGAAAAGCGGGCGGACATCGCCGAAAAACTTACCCGCGCGATGGGGGCGTATGTCGCGCAGGATGTCAGTCTGTTGGTTCCTCCCGAAATCTGGTTGCGCGAAGTGTGCGGAATCGAGGAGGAGGTGGTCGATGCCATCAGCGACGAACAGGACAATTGGTTGATGCTGGAGGAGGCGCACGATGCCGCAGCGAACACGCCCGAGGGGACCGCGAGTGATGGGGGCGGCGCTCCGCCAGCGTCGGGACCGCAAGGCGGCGATGGTGGCGATAACAGCGACCCACAAGATGGGAACGCCGACCGCAAACGCCCGCCCGCCAGAACCGCGGCGGCGACGTCTTAACCCTATCGACGTCGATCCGTCCCGGACGTTCGCACTCCGCAAAAAAGCGGTAGCGGATACGGACAGGCGGTTCCGCGCGCTGGAAAAGGCTATCGTCGATCTGGTTGGGAAAGAGGACGTTTTCGGGTTGGGGGGTGGGACGTCCCCAACGGGGAACAGTCGGTGGGCGTTCACGACCACGCCCGAGAAATTGGGGCTTTTCCAGACGTGGTTATCCGGGCAGGTGTCCGCGGGGATTCTGGAAGCGAAAACTGGCCCGGACGGACCGGAGCCGTGGCAAGCGCCCTACGTCAAATCCGCCCATCAAAAGGGCGTCGCGCGGGCGTATGCGGACGCGAACAAGGCGAGTTTGAACGCTAACCCCATCGCCTATAAAGGGGGATATTCTCAATTCGTTCAAGACGCGTTTTCGTCCCCGGTGATGACGTCCAAAGTCGCGATGATTGTCCAACGGGACTACACGCAATTGAAGGGCATGACGGATGCCATGTCCCAGCAATTGGGACTGACGATGGGGGAAGCGATTTCGCGGGGTTGGGGTTCGGAAAAGACCGCGCGGGAGTTGGTCAAAAAGGTATCGATCTCGAAACAACGCGCCCGCACCATCGCCCGAACAGAAATCATCCACGCCCACGCGGAAGGGCAGTTAGATTCTTTCGAGTTGTTGGGTATCGACGATATTGCCGTTATGGCGGAGTGGACCACGGCGGGGGACGGCGGGGTGTGTCCCCTGTGTCAACCGCTGAACGGGGCGGTCATGAAAGTTTCGGAGGCGCGGGGGCTCATCCCCCGGCATCCGAATTGCCGTTGTGCGTGGCAACCGGCGAACATCGGCGAGTCACCCGCCAAACAAATCTGGGGGAAGGATCGGAAAAAGGCGTTTGCGGATTCCGTGGCGGCAGAGGGTGCGAAGGGGGCCGACCCGGTGGAAGTGCGCGCGAAGTCTCGGTGGAAAGGCGCTGATTCTCGTCTATCTGATAATCCCGAGGGGTCACAATATGCTGCGGTCAAATTGGGACAAGCTCAGTCGGACGCCAAGCGACTGGCGATGGCAGAAAAGGCTCTTGCAGAGCAGCAAGCCGCGGAAGCGGCGGCAGCAAAAGCCGCGGCGGATTTGCTCGAAAAGAAAACACAGACCGCTATCAATCTGGGGCTTGGGTTGGATGCTGGCGATATTGCGGATGATGGGATTTCTCCGAATGTGAGTGGTTACAAAAAGTGGTTTGCGGGTGTTGGATTGACGGAACAACAAATCGCGGACGCGATGCCCACCATTCAAACATGGATCGACGCGCCCACGGGCGACATGTCGAAAACCGTGACACAGATGGTGAATTACGTCAACGCCACGAAAGCGCAGGTAAAGGCCGCGGCAGAGAAAAAAGCGTTGTTGGATAAATACGATCTGGTTGAGGCTGATCTATTTGAAGTTTCGGACGGGACCCAATCGTTCACGACGGGCAAACTGAAAAAACTGGCGGCCGATTTTGCCTACGATGTGGAAAATGGGTCTCCGCAATATCAAAAGATGTGGGGACGTCTTTTGAATGCGGAGGACTGGAAAGCACAATTGCAGGTAATCGAATCCTCACAAGCCGCAGCGTGGGCGGCGAAACAGTCGATTGCCGAAGCGGCGAAACAGGCCAGTATTGCCACGGCGAAAAAATACGGCGTGTCTGTAGATGATTTGTTGTACGTGCCCAACGAAAAAGCATACGTGGTCAGTTCAACGATGTTGCAAGATATGGCGACGTCCCAAGGGGTGGCGCTGGATTCCGATTTGTTTAACGCGCTTGTTTTGGAGCCCATCGACGTGGTCGATGCTGGGTTGACGGCGGCGAAGGCGAAAATCATCGCGGTACAAAAAGCGACCGCGGAAGCCGCACAACAGGTGGCGGAGGCCGCTACGAAATCGGTTTCGACCAAGGTGGCGGACGAGTTCACGGCGGCGAAATTGAAGTTCTACAAATACAAAGGCGCGGGCATCACGTCGAAAGGGACGTTGAACAAACCCGCCCTGACGGCGGTGGTGAAAGGCCAGAATTTGGGGACGGATTTTGAGGAATCGGAAGCGCTGAAAAAAGCACTCAAAACAGCCACCAACGCAACCGAACAGGTGATGGCGGTGGAAAAGGCGGCGATTGATTGGGCGTCGACGCAAGGCGTCACCAACCCGGTTCCCGCGGCGGTTGTGGTTGAGGCGGTTCGTCCCGCGGGCGCGCCCGATCCCACCAAGTTGACTTTCGTCCGCTCGCTCCCCGGTTCGACGCGTCCCAATTTGATGCGCGACGAGTCGACCGGGAAGTTGTGGGTCGTCAAGTCGGGATTGAATCCCGAACATCTGAAATCGGAGGCGCTGGCGGACGACCTCTATCGAATCATGGGGGCGAAAGTTCCGGCGTCCGGGATCATCGAGACGCGAGACGGTCCATTAAAATACGCGGAATTCATTCCGGATGGACAGACATTGGACAAGGTGACGAAAGCCGAATTCAACGCGGTCCGGGAAGAGTTGAAAAAACACTTCGTCGCGGATGCGTTGTTGAGCAATTACGACGTGGCCGGGTTGAGTCTCGACAATATCTACGTGGCGGGCGGTGTGGGATACCGCATCGATAATGGCGGTGCGATGTTGTTCCGCGCGCAGGGCGGGGCGAAGGCGTTCGGGGTGGAAGTGACCGAACTGAAAACGTTGCTGGACCCCAAAATCAACGCATCAACAGCAAAGGTGTTCGCGGGAATTTCTGATGATGAAATTCGAACACAAGTCGATGCTATTGTGTTGAAGCGGGAGCGAATTTTGTCCGCCATCCCGGATACCGATCTGCGGGACAAGATGGCGAAGCGTATCGACTGGTTGCAGGACACGTACGGGACCAAAGTCGTGGAGGCCCCGCGCCCGGCGCTGGGGAAGCGCGCCGCGGCGTACACGGTGGACGAGAAGACGGTCGAACGGATTCGCGACGCGCGGGCGAACGGACTCACCATTGCCGGGGACCGGGGTTCTATCGAGGACGTCGGGGTGCTCGTGTGGGAGGAGACCGATGCGAACGGAAACGCGGTTACCAAATTCTGGTTAAAGGCGACGCAAAAAGGTTCTGACGACATCATTCAAACGTTGGGCATCAAGGCCGCGGTAGGTTCATCGTCCGCCCCGAATGACGGGTATGCGTCCACGTGGGTGGAGATGGCGAAAACCCTGAACACGCATCAGGCGGATAAGGCGTTTAATCAATCCAAAGTCACGGCGTTTCTGAACAACTTCAACAACTTGAAAAACTACCAACCGGATGACCCGGTGGAAGTCGCCAAAAAGGCTCACTATCTGGCGTTGGGGGAACAGTTGAAAGCGGCACATACCGCGCTGCTGGACTCGCAACCGGCGACCATCCCTTTCGCGACGGCGTTTGACCCGTCGACGGTGGCCGTCAAACAGGCGGCGAAACCGACCGTCAAGACGGTGACGAAACCTCTGACGTTCCAGCAAGCAACCGCTACCGATGGGCGATTGACGCGAAACACGTCGGTCACGGCGATTTCCGGGACGTCCGCCCATCACGCTGATTTCGACGGGGCGGCGGTCAAATTTGTTCCCGTGATGGATGGACGGAACAGCCGGTCGGGGCTCGCGTTCGAAGGGTTGGTGGAAATCACAGTCGACGGTCCGGCGTCCGTCGACACGGTTTCCCGCGGGCTCGCGACACTTCGGGAAATCGGCATCGATACCCGGCCGCCGACTCCCGCCTATGAGGAGGCGCTTTATCTCCATCGGGGCGTCTATTTGCGGGGTGAGGCGGATTCCCAATCGTATAAGCAGATATGGGAAAACCAGACACTCGCGGATGATGCAAAAGTCGTCGCGATGAAAAGCTGGATTAAAGAGAATATGGGCATCGACGTTGAAAAAATCGGTGACGCCTACAACCCGACGGGGGTTACAAAGACGAGTTTCGGTCACGGCCAGCGATATTGGACGCGATGGGATTTGCCTCCAGAAAAGGCGGCATCCGAGTTGAAAGACTTGCGGTTGGTTCACACATCCGGCGGGTTGTATTCGGGCAATATCGACGCGCTTAAGGCATCGTTGGAAGGCGTGTTGCAAACGGGCGGGGAGTTCACGTCGACACTGGACCGTGTTCGCAAGGGGGTTTCGTTGTCTGCTGGGGCATCGTCTCAAACGGACATCACGACAGGCGGGGCGAGTTATTTTTTCACGCGCATCAGAAAAGCCGATAAGACGTCTGGAGCCGGGGTGGCGTGGGTCTTCAAACCCGAACTACTTTCAAGACAGGATGCGGTGTCGTATTCCGGCGACTCTTTCGGGCGCATTTCCGGTTTTGGTAGTCGGGCGAGCACTGTTGATGAGTATCGGTCCTACGCTAGCAGTTCGTCCAATGAAACCATTTTCAAAGGCGGAATTTCTGTGTTGGATGATTTGGAATACATCCAAGTGGAAAACGAGACACAGAAAAAAGCGGTGGTAGCCATCTTCAAGAAAAACAAACTCGCCAAGCTCCCCGATGGGCGGAAGGCGGAAGACGTTGTAAAGGTGATTAAATGATCGCAGGCGTCACGGATCGGATGCGGTTGAGCACACTGGAAGCCGGGGGATGCGTGGTGATGGTGTCGCTTGATGCCGTACCTATCACGTCGTTCCCTGTGGCGCGCATCTGGTTCAACGAATCCGGCGACACGCTCCACGTCATCCAATTGGGTGCCGAGTCTCAACAGCATGCGCACGTGTGCTACCAACGGCGTATCACACATTGGCACAGTCGGGATATTGAATTGGATGCTGGGGATGGGTGGTCGTGGTACGTCTGTCCGATTGAGGAGGGACCATCGGACAGGGCGGAGGCGTGGCGGGGCGACTTCGCGCGATGGAAGGCGGTGCGGGAAAAGCCGGAAGTTCGCCGTATCATAAACGAATTTTCGGAAAGTGTTTTTGGGGTGATGCCCACGACGAAAGAGGGGAGGCCGGACACGGTCGCTTGAGTCGGGGCGCTTCTATTCAAAGGGGGTTGCAGGATGCTTGTTTTGACCGTCAGGGAAGACGATGAGGTGTTCTTGAACAACACCAGAACAGGGGAACAGATGGCGGTCCTGATGCTGTCTGTTTCGCCGACTCGGTGCCGTGTCGGTTTTGAGTTCCCGCCACACTATTCAATTTTGCGCGGGGGGCTGAAAGACGATAACGCGGCTGATATGCCGAAGATGGCCGCCCGCCAACGTCTCCGCGATTATGTGATGGACCACATTTTGAAAATGGATGTTGAGGATGTGGCGAACCGTCTCGGGCTTCCCGAGACGGGCGGAAGCGAAGGGCGGGTGGTGCGGGATGCTCTGCACGAATTGCGACATCTTCAATAAATAACCACGAATTCACGGCGTGTTGCAATGCAGGCGGGGTAGTCCTACTATCCCGCCTGTTGTCGTTTTCCAGCCATACAAGGATGTTCTTTCATGGATGCCGTCATCTCGACCGGGTTGCGAGTGCTCGAAGCGCAAGGCGCGGGCGCGTTGTTCATGGTGGCGATGCTGTTCATGGGGTGGCGTGTGATTGTGTGGGCCGCGCCGCGGGCGGAAAGGGCGCTTAACGCACACATGGAACACATGCAAAAGGTGGACAACCTTTTGACGCGGTTTGCCGAACGACAAGACACCATCGACAAGCGCACCGAGGACATGCATCAGACGCTCGGGCGGACAGTCGAAACGTTGGAAGACGCGGTCCGAAGTGTGGGTCAGGCTTGCCGCAGCGTGCGATGTACCAAGATCGACTGTCCGTTTATTCCGCCCGAGGGGCGGTAGGTTTTTTATGGTTACCACAACCACGCATTCCGGGTGTACGCTTTGCAGCGTGTTCCATCGATTGGCGTCGCGGCAAGTCGGGGCAATAATTGATACCGCCCTGACAACGAATAAGGCAAATACCAATAACACGGAATATCATCCACAATCGCGGGATACCAATAACACGGAATGTAATCTGTTGGCGCAGAATCGCGAAAAGACGTGAAATGCGTTTGATACTTGCGGCGGTATAGAATAGATTCCGACTCGTGACACATCGCAAGACGTTATTCACACCATCGCGAAGGCGACCATGTTTCAGGCAATCACCAATAGCGTTTCCGGGGGTTCCGTTCGCACGGAATCATTCGACGGGCGCGACCACTTGGTGGTCCCGATGGTGATGATGCGTCCGGGGGTTCTCGCGGGAAGCAACGGCCCGTTGCTTTACAACGCGGACGAAATCAGCAAAACCCCGCAGGTGTGGGACCACAAACCGGTGGTCGTATATCACCCCACCATCAACGGACAGGGCGTTTCGGCGTGCTCTCCGCAGATTTTGACGTCCCGAAAAATCGGTGTCATCCTTAACACGCGGTGGGACTCCGAAAGTCAGGCGTTGAAAGCCGAAGCGTTTATCGACCCCGAAAAAGTGAAAATCGTCGATAATCGCGTGTGGGATGCCATTCAAAATAAGCGCGTGATGGAACTGTCGACCGGGCTGTTCGTTGACACGCGCAGCGAAAACGGCGAGTGGAACGGCCGCAAATACACCGACGTCACCGCGAACTATCGCCCCGATCATCTGGCGGTGTTGCCGGACCAAGTTGGGGCGTGCTCCATCGCGGACGGTGCCGGGTTCTGTCGAAACTCTGACGGGACAGACCGCAGGATTACCACAAACGCGGCGATGTCCCATTCCGATTTGTCTTCGCGCCTCTATGAGCTTATCGCCGAGAAGTACGGCAACGCGGGAGCAATCAACACGCCCTCCGACACGTGGATTCAGGAGGTGTACGACACCTATACGGTGTTCAACCGGGGGACGCGGCTTTACAAGGTTGATTACACGGTTGATGGAAATGTGGTTAAGTTGTCCGGCGACGTGATGGAAGTGCGGCGGACGGTGTCATACGAACCGGTCACAGCGACCACCAACAGCGAGAACAAGGGGGAACGAACCGTGCGAAATGACGTTATCAACAACCTGATTAAGGGCGGCTACTACGGCGAGACGGACCGCGACCGCCTGACGGCGATGGACGACGCGACGTTTAACCGCGTCTCGAAAATCCTCAACAACTCCGACACGCCCGCCCCCGCCCCCGCGGAATCGACGACCACGATTCCGCCCGGCGACGCTGCATTCGCCCCCGCCCCCGCGGTGAATGCGGCGGCCCCGCGGACAACGGAAGAGTATTTGGCGACGCTGCCCGCGACGGTGCGGAATATGGTGGAAATTGGTCTCAACCAATATGCCAGCAACCGGCAGCGCCTGATCTCCGAAATCGTCGGCCTGCCGGACTCGGGGTGGACGGCGGAGGCGTTGACGTCGCTGGACGACCCGACGCTGAACAGAATTCACGGGATGGCGACCAAGCTGGCGGCGGCCCCCGCGGTGAATCCGGCGGTCCAGAACTACTTGGGGGCTGTTGGGGCGGCCCCGTTCGCGGTGAACGCCGCGGGCATGCTGCCCACCAACGTGACGGTCCCTGCGCCGTTGCCCTCTACCCCGTTCGTCCCCGCGAAGTAAACATTGGTCGGGGTGGTTTGTTTTCCCGTCCACACATCCAAAAACATAGAAAAGGGTGCTAATCATGGCGGCTACAATGGATGCGAATCGGCTCACCCGTTCGCCGAACCGAATTGACCTCGACTTGCGGGGCGGGAAGCGTATTTGGGAAGGACGCGCCACGGGCGCAATCCGTCCCGGTATGCTCGTGGAAACCGTCACCCCGACCACGTGTCGCGCGTCGACGCAAAAAGGCGGACAGGTGGAACGCCTGATCTGCGACATCAATCCTCATCTCGGTATGGGGTACGTTGACGATTGGGACGCCGCTTTCGCGTCCGGCGATTTCTTGCAGGCTATCAACGCGCTGCCCGGCGACCGTCTCCGTCTCCGTCTGGCGGATGGCGTCGTCGTCGCCGCGAACGATGTCCTGATTCCGGACGGTGCCGGTTCGTTCCGCCCCGCGTCGACGTTGATCACGAACGGCCCTTTGGCGGTGCTGACGGCGGCATCCACCAACCTGACGAACACGACCACGCGAACGGTGTTCGACCGGAATTACAGCATCCCGGCGAACGCGTTGCAGGTGGGCGACGTGTTGCGTGTTCGCGGACAGGTGCGAGCGCCGACCACGAACAGCACGGATACGCTTCTGCTGGACGTGTCTGTGGGCGGAACGGCGCTGGTTGCCGGTCTGGCCGTGGACGTGGCTGATAACGACGTCGGCATCGTCGATGTTGAAATCGCGGTCCGTTCCATCGGGGCGTCTGGTTCGCTGTTCGCGTCGGGCATGATTGGGCTCGGTCCCGTGGCTTCCGCCACGATGCGTCCCGTTGCCAACAGCGGGACGCGGGACACGACCGGCGCGCTGGTTGTGGGCATTGCCGGGACGTGGTCGGTTGCTTCCGCTTCCGACATCTGCGCTCTCCAAATGCTGACCGTCGAATTGCTCCGCCCCCTTTTCCCGTTCGCGCGGGCGGAAGAAGCGGTCGACAACAGCCTGAACGCAAACTACTACTGCACGGCGCGCGTCGCCTAGTTGTTGGCGAAGTGAGTCGTTTTTGGGTTTTCCGGATAGCGAACATTCATAAGGGAGAAATAGGATGCTTGACTTCATTCTGAACGGTTCGCCGTCCGGGAGTGTTGCGACCGCGTTGCTCGCGACGGGCGGCGATGTGGGAATCATGCGGCCGTTTGTTGAGAACGGCCGCGCGTGGTACAACCGCTTTGACCCCGACAAGGGGAAAGAGGTGGTGTTGCCGTACACCGTCACCAACGGCGCGGCGGTGCTGACGCGCGACGACTGGATTCATTTTGACCGCGAAGTGATGGAGGCCGCCCGCCCGAAAATGCGGTTCGTCGCCGACCTCCAAGCGGCGGGACTCAATTACAACGTCCCGAATGGGATGTCGAAAACGGTTCTGCAATACTACCGGATGTCGGAAACGACCCCGGCAACGACCAGCATGAGCGGGTTGAAGCGGGGCACGAATGACGCGCCGGTGGCGGATTTCGTCAATTTGCCGCTGCCCATCATCCACAAAGACTTCCGCGTGGATAGTCGGATGTTGTTGGTGTCCAAAAACGGCGGGATGCCGCTGGACACGACCAACCTCCGTTTGGCGGCGGCCCGCGTCGGAGAAGAAATCGAACGTCTCCACTTGGGGACCGCGGCGTCGTTTTCGTTCGGTGGTGGGACGGTGTACGGGGCGCGGAATTTTCCGGGCCGCATCACCGGAAGCATCACGATTCCGACCACCGGCGGTTGGGTTCCGCGAACGGCGGTCACCCAAATTCTGGCGGCGATTCAGTCGGCGAGGAACGAGTTCCACGGGGGTCCTTACCTCGTTTATTTCTCGCCCGCGTGGGAACAGTATCTGGAAGATGACTACGTTCCGGGCACGTCGAATTCCACCGACACGCTCCGGGATCGGTTGTCGCGACATGGTGCGGTTTCCAGCATTTCGATTGCGGACTTCCTTCCGGCGTGGGATGTCCTGATCATCGAAAAGACCCCCGAGACAATGCGGGTTGTCACGGGGATGGAAATCCAGACGCTCCAGTGGAGCGAACAGGGCGGGATGGACCTTTACTGGAAAGTGATGGCCATTAAGGTTCCGCAGGTTCGCGAAGACATCTACGGGGCGACCGGGGTCATCCACTTGACCGGGACGTAACGCGCACTGGTGGGTGCCGAGTCGGGCGCGAACGGCACCGCATTCCGCGGTGCCGTTTGTTTTTTACTTTATGGGGGTTTGCGAAATCATGGCGGGGACTTTGAAAACGTTCGTTTTGCAGGCGGGGAAACACATCGGCCCCGATGGGCGGGTGTACAAAAAGGGCGAGCGAATCGCGTCCGATGAGGACTTGGCGGAACTGTTCGGGCCGGAACGGTTCGTTGAAGTGGGGGCGGCGACGCTGCCCGCGGCTGTCGGTCCGACGCTGATCGATTTGACTGCCCACTATCAAGGGGCGGCGGAGGCCGGTTGGCGAATCGAAGCGATGTCGAACAATGTCGGGACGCTCACGGTTCTCGACGCGGCGACGGGGGATGTCATCATCGACGGGCGGACCCCGGAACAGGTGCGGAAGCGTCTCGCCGCGGTGGAGTAATCGAAATCGGGGGTTGATATGGCCGTTCGCACCGACGCCGCAAAAGTCGCGGGCATCATTGAAGTTGATGCATCTATCGATCTCGCCCCGTTTATTCTAACGGCGTCGGCGATGGTCACCGCGCATTGTACCGGTGCGAACGGCCCCACAACCGCCTACGATTCGGACACGCTGGAACTGATTGAGCGGTGGTTGTCTGCCCACGTTTACGCGACGCGGGACCCCCGCTACACGCAAGAACGCGCGGATGTGGTGGGCGCGTCCTATCAATCGTCGGTAGCACTCGGGTTGAATAACTCCCATTATGGGCAACAAGCAATGATGCTTGATTGGAATGGGGGTCTCGCCCGCCTGTCGAATCAGATGGTCACGGGCAAGACTCCGATCCGTCCCCGAATTTTCAGCGCGGGCAATCAACCGCCTGTAGAGATTTGGTAGGGGGTGACGCATGAGCATCATTTCCACGATGCGGCGGCAGGTTGCGACACTGTGGGAGATTGTGGGGCGGGATGATTACGGGCAACCGTTGCTTTCCGCGCCGGTACAAATCAAATGCAGATGGCAGGGCGGCGGCGGGGAATATGTCACGGGAGACGGGACCCCGTTCGTGGCGGCGGCGCTGGTGTTCCCGGACCGTGTGGTGTCAGTCGGGGCGTATCTGTGGTTGGGAGCAATTGGGACAGCGCCCGCGGACCCGTTGACGACCGACGGGGTGGTTAAGGTTCGGGTGTTTCAGGCTATCCCAAACCTAAAAAACAAGGAAACGCTTTATAAGGCGGTGGTGTGATGGCATCTTCGAAAACCGTCAAGGGGCTCGGGGCGCTGATCAAAAAAATCAAGGGGATGGGTCCCCACATCGCCAAGCGATATTCCAACAACGTCAAGCGCGCCGGGTTGTTGTTGTTGCGACATTCCAACGAACTGGTCCCCATCGATACGGGAGTTTTGCGAGCGTCCGGGTATACTCGGGCAGAGGGAACCGGATTCGATACCGTGGTTTATGTGGGGTATACCACAAATTACGCGCTATGGGTCCATGAGGATTTGGAAGCTGCCCACGGGGCAGCTTTCAACGCCAAATACGCGGATGCGATTGAAAAGGGGAACAAGCAACCGTGGAACGGGAAACCGTTCCATAAACGCGGTGAAGGGCAGCAAGCGAGATTTTTGGCGACCCCCTTCATCAACAACCGCGACCAGTATTTTGAGATACTGACAAGCAACCTTTTTCCGAAGTGATGACGGAAACCAAATCAAGGGCGAAGGATGAGAGACGTTGTTGCATGATGCAACCGCCGGGTGGGGGAACGGGCAAACTCCCACCCGGCGAATCTCTTTCGGGGGTGTGCGGTGTCGCAAATTTACGTTGTATCACACACTTTTCGTTCTGGTGGAACCGCGGTCGCCGCGGTGCTCCACAATTGCGGCGTTCCGTTTTTCCCAAGCATTCAAAAAGCTATCAACGGAAACGCCCCCGACGAATGGAATCCCGGCGGTCACTATGCCGATGCTGATTTTCACGCCCTGATGGTGCGTCTCCAGATTTATGGGATGCGGCGTCCCTCCGAAACGTGGGTTCCGGACGCGTCGGTCCGGGCCGAAATCGCCGCGCTGGTGCAGGAGCGGTCGGTCGCCCCGAAGTGGGGAATCAAAGGCGCGCATTCGTGGGTCGCGGCGCGCGTTCTGTTTGGGTTGGGCTATAACGTCCGCGTGATTGGGACGTCCCGCCCCCTGTCCCAATCGCAAGCGTCCTACACGGACCGCATCGGGGAGGCCTACAAAGAGGAGGCCGCGGCGTTTGTGGCCGACTCGAAAGCGATGACCGACGCGTTTTACGCGAGTTTCGCGGGTCCGAAAATGCTTGTCGATTTTGATTCGCTTTTTGACGCCACCCGCGAAACAGTGGAATCCATCGCAGCGTTTGCAGGCGTCGACGTCACGCCCGCGGCCATCGCGTCGGTAAACCCCAATTACCGGAGATACGCATAATGGCACAAACACCGTGGAAGTTTGCGCAGACCGCAACCGGTTGGACCAATGGTGGCAATATCGCCGCTGATGACGGTGCGCTGGTACAGCCCGGTTTGCTCGGGGCTGGTGTGTTTTCGGCCATCCTGAACGCGTACAATTTTGGTTTTACAACATCCGACATACCAACCGGGTCAACAATTCAAGGCGTTGAATTTCGGGTTAAGTGGCGACGGACGGCCAATGGCAGTCCTGTCGGCGTTCAGTACGCGATGTTACGACTTAGTTGGGGGGGCAATGATGGCAACAACAAAGCGGCCAGCGTTCCCGCAATTACCAACCTCCCTACATCGTTCACGCTCGGTGGCGCGGCGGACACGTGGGGCGCAACCGTTTTGACACTGATTCCTGACGGGGAAAACGAAGTCAGGTCAACAAATTTCGGGTTTACGTTTAGGGTGTTTAATGCTGATGCAAAATACTCAGTTGAATTGGGTATTGATTGCATCGAAATGCGCGTGACGTTCACGCCTCCAGCAACCACCACCACAACCAGCACGACCACCACGTCAACCACCACAACACCAAATCCAACACCGTCCGCCCCACAAGGGCGCTTGCGGACTCTCTTGGGGGTAGGCTAAATGATTTCGCATGTGAAATACCAAAAAATCGAAGCGTCGGTGAGTGGGGATAACACTCTAATCACCGGTGTTGCCGGTGAACGTCAAATCGTCGTCGGAATTGTGCTGGTGGCGGCGGGCACCGTCGCCGCAAAGTTGAAATCAGCCGCAACCGAAATCTATGGGCCGATGCAATTGCTGTCGGGTTCCGGGTTCGCGTTGCCGTCGTCAAACGTTCCTTGGTTGATTGGCGGCGTGGGCGAGTCGATCATCCTGAATTTGGGTGGGGCGGTCGCCGTGGGCGGATGCATCATTTACCAATCAAAGACCGATTAACATGGCGTCTCCGGCGGCGGTAATTGCGCAATTGTTGGTAAATGCGGGAGTAGGCGCACGCCCTCCCGCATCCGGGAGCGTTGTGAACACTGTTTGGCGCGTCTACATCGACAACATGCCCGACGGGACTACCGCGCCCGACAATGCCATCGTTTGCAGTAACTCCGGCGGGATGCGGGACGGGCGGTCACACACAACCGGAAAAACGCTTATTCATCCCGGTGTGCAGGTTCGCATTCGTGGGGGCGTCGGTGCGGACTTGTGGGAAAAGGTGGCGGCGATTTCCGCGTTATTGGATAATGCGGTCGGTGAAACGGTCGTCGTTAATGCGGAAACGTGGTTAATATCTAGCATCAGACAGGAGCCCCCTGTTAATATGGGAGCCGAACCGGGTAACCGCCCGCGGCGGCATTACGCGATAAACACGATGGTCTCTTTGCGGGAGGTTTAGAAAATGGGTTTGGACATTCTGGAAGATGGTTTCAAGTGCTCCATCGCGTTTGCCCTCGTTCCGTCGGGCAAGTTCGAGATTAAGGGCATCAAGCCGCCCGGTGTGGACTCGGGGGGAAAGATCGACACGACCACGCACTCGAACACCCGGTTTAGGACCGGGGCGGGCAAGGAACTGGTCGACATCACCGACTGTACGATGCGGATTGCGTTCGCGACGATGCTCGCGCCGCAAATGCTGGCGGCGGCGGGAAAGAATCAGTTGATTACGTTCACGGACCCCGTCGGTGCGACGTGCGCCTTTTACGGCGTGGTGGACAAATTCGAACCGGGGGACTACGTGGAAGGCGAACAGCCGGAAGCGGACGTCACCATCTTCGCCACGAATCGCAACGGGGCTGGAGTGGAGACGGGTCCCGTCTGGACGGCGGGCACGGCGGGTACGTCGACGACGACCACGCCCGCCCCGTAATTTCGTGATGGGTAACACCGGGGCGAAGCGGTTTCGCCCCCGGTGTGTTCGTTTTTCTGGGGGTCAAAATTATGGCAATGGTGCTCGGGTTCAAAGAGTCGGACGTTATCGAATTGCCGGTGGACGTCAATTTCGCGGGTGACGGAGGGGTGATTTACACGGCGGTCAAGGTCCGGGAGATGTCGGGCGAAGACCACGAAAACTATATCACTGTGTTGCAGAAAATGAGCCCGGAGACGAACAGTCTCGCCGCGGTTCGTCGGGCGTTGTTGGGGTTCACGTTGTGGTTCCGTCGGGACGTCGCCGGTGGCGGGACGGCGTGGGATCGGGTCCCGGAAAAGTTCTGGTTGGGGGCGTTGCCGTCCCGCGCTCTGACCGATTTGATGGTCGTCGCAAACGAGATGCACGGGTTCGGCAAGAAACCTGACGCGGCCCCCGCCGACGCGCCCGAGGACCCCGCCCCAAACCCGCCCGAGGACCCCGCCCCAAACCCGCCCGCGACGACCCCGACGTAATGTGGATGATCGTCGCGTCCCATTTGCGCCTCACGCTCGGGCAATGCAAGGCGGCGATGCCCTTGCGGGAGGCGGTGCGGTGGTTGTCATTTATTGATAAAGAGAGAAGAGCGCGGGAAAAGTGGGAGTACTACGCCGCGCATATCATCGCGGAATTGGAGTGTGGCAGAACCAGAAAACCGATGAGGCTGGATCGACACCTCAAGACATTTTCCAACGCCCCGCGGAAAAAACGGACCCCCGAGGATGAACGCAAGTTTCAAATGGAACTGGCAAAAAGTGTGATGGCATCCATTGCCGGGCTGACCGGTGGGGACCTCCCTGATTGGGCGGTGTGAGCATGGAAGAGAATCGCCTTGTCGTTTCGTTCGGGGCTGACGGCGCGGAGTTACAAACCGCGCTGGACAGTCTCGCGGGTGCCACGAAACAACAGATGGAGGAAATGCAGCGGGAGGCGACAAACGCCACCAAAGCATTGACCCACGAATTTACGCGCCAAGCGCAAACGTTCGGCATGACGTCCCGCGAAGCCGCGATTATGCGCTTGGCGCTGGATGGTGTCGCCGAATCGGAACTAGCGGCGGCCCGCGCGGCATCGCAACAATTGGACGCGCTGGAGCAGCAGCAGCAGCAAGCCGCGGAGACGGCGGCCGCGCTTAAACAGGCGGAGCAGCAGCAAGCCGCGGAGACGGCGGCGGCCCGCAAGTATGCGGAGCAGATGACGCGCGAATTGAAGACCCAAGCGGCCACGCTGGGGATGTCCGCGGACGCTGCGGATTTGTACCGCGCGGAACTGGTGGGACTGACGGAGGCGGAGCGCCAACAAATCGCAGCGCTCCAAAAAGAGATCACCGCAGCGCGCCAAAATAACGAAATGATGGAGCGCGGGAAGGCGGTTGCGAAAGAGTTCGCCACGTCGGAAGAGAAGTTGGCGGAGCGCGTAAAAGAGTTGAGCCGCCTATTGGACCGGGGGGCTATCGACGCAGCAACCTACGGGCGCGCGATGGCGTCCGCCCAAGCGATGGCGGGCAACGGGTGGGACCGGATTGCCGACCAACTCGACGCGCCCGCGAAGGGTTTCGCCCGGATGGGACAGGCGGCGCTCGGGGTGGGCACGCAATTATCATTTGGGGTCACCCTCCCCTTGACGGTGATGGGTGCCACGGCGGTCAATGAATTTGCGAAATTTGATAACGCGATGACGCAAGCGGTCGCGAAGATGTCCAACATGACTCCGCAACTTCGCGCGGAGTTGGAAGGCGTCGCGACCGCACAATCGCAGATTTCCCGGTTCTCGCCCGACCAACTCGCGCAGGGACTGGAAGGGCTCGCCGCATCCGGCATGAACGCCCAACAGTCGATGGCGTCCCTGTCCGTCGTGGACGCGTTCGCCACGGCGGGGGCGTTCGATTTGGGCAAGGCGACCCAGTTGCTTTTGGACAGCCAAGCCGCGCTGGGGATGGTTGAAAAAGACGCGGTGAAGAACAAGCAAGCGCTGTTGCAGGTGTCGGACGCGCTTATCAAAGCCGCCGACCAGTCGACGGCGGACGCGCAGCAATTCGCGGAGGCGCTGGCGAACGGCGGCGCGGACGCGAAGTTGTTCAACATGTCTTTGACTGAAACAATGGCGGTTTTAGACGCCTACGCGACGAAGGGGAACAAGGGCGCAGCCGCGGGGAGCGACTTGGCGCGGGCGACCCGCCTGATTTCCAAAGCGAATCGCGATAATGCGGAATCGTTCCAGAAGTACGGCATCGACGTTGTTGATGAAGTGACCGGAAAATATCGGTCGTTGATTGATATTGTCGCGGACATGGAAGTTGCCTTCAAAGACATGCAGGGACCCCAAGTCGGGGCGGCGTTGGAGGAGTTGGGTTTTGAAGCGCTCGCGCAAAGCGCGATTTTGCCGTTGATTGGAATGTCCGATGCGATGCGGCAATGGAAAAAAGAACAGGAGGACGCGACCAACTATACGGCGAACATCGCCGAACAACAGATGATGAGTTTTTCCAACCAGATGTTAGCGTTTGCCAATAACGCAAAAGTCGCCGCAATTGAAATCGGGGCGACGCTGGCCCCCGCTATCAAGGCGGTCAACGTCGCCATGAAGTACGGCATCGACACGTGGCGGGAGTTGCCGGGGTGGATGAAGGCTGGCGCGATTGGGGCGGGTGCCGTGGCGGCGGCGGTTGGGCCGATGCTGGTGGCGTTTGGAACGACGGTCATTGTTGGTAATCAAGCTATCGCGATGCTCGGGGCGTTTGGCGTCACGGTGTCCGCGGCAGCCATCAAGACCGCGGCGTTGTCGGCGGCGCAACTCGGGTTGAACGCGTCGTTATTGGCGGCGGGTCCATTGGTGGGCGTTGTTGCCGGGTACTATCTCGCGCAACTTCACCCCGCGATGGTGGCGTATAACGCGGCGGCGGCCGAATCCATTCGGTTGGAAGATGAGTTGGGTAAGGCGCAAGCCGCCCGCGCATCGAAGGGCGTCAAAACGGCGTTGGCGGAGGAGGACCCGGCCGCGCGGCGGAAGGCATTGCAGGATGGCCTAGCGGCGGCACAAAAGAACGTTTCCGGATATGTCGCCCACGTCGCGTCCGCGAAAAAAGCGCATGAGGCGTTTGCGAATACGTGGCGCGGGTGGGCCGGATGGAAAATGGTGGAGGTCGCCGCGCAAGAAGTTGACGAAATGACCAAGGGGTTGGAGCGCTCCCGCGCAGAGGCGGCGGCGTACCAAGCCGAACTGGACAAGATGGGTGAGGAGACCGCGAAGAGCGCGGGGGAGGCGGGGGAGGCCGCCAAAAAGGAATCGGACGAAGTCAAATCACTGATTGAACAACTTCGTTTAGAGGCCGCAACGTTTGGGATGTCGACAGCGCAGGAGCGCCGGTATCGACTCGAAAAAGAGGGAGCGACGGCGGCGACGCTGGCGGAGGCCGACGCGTTGGCGGCCTCCATCGACGCGAAGGAAAAGGCGAAGGCGGCGGAAGACAACAACAAAAAATACGACGATCAGGTCAAGGCGATGCAGGCGGAGGCCGCAACGTTTGGACTGTCGTCGCGCGCCGCGGCGATTTACCGGATGGAAAAAGAGGGGGCGACGGCGGCGACGCTGGAGGCCGCCCGCGCAGCCGATGCCCAACTGACGGCGCTGGAACGGGAAAAGACCGTCAAAGAGAAACTGGCGTCGTTTCAAGACAACGTAATCGCGATGCAGGCGGAAGCCGCGGCGTATGGGCAAGGTTCCCGCGCCGTGGAAATCTACAAACTCTCTCTGATGGGGGCGTCGGAGGAGCAATTGAACGCCGCCCGCGCAGCCGATGCCCAATTGACGGCATTGGAAAAAGAGAAGAAGTTGAAAGACCGCGCTGCGGAAATCACCAAGAAACACCGCCCGGCCGCCCAGCAGCAACGGGAAGATCAGGACGAGTATAAACGGATGCTGGACGCTGGTTTGATTTCTCTGGACGTCTACACGGAAGCGATGCGAGACCTCCAAAAAGAAACCAAACAGGACTTTACGGTATCCCTTGGGGTGAAGGGCGTCGAATCGGTAGAGGCCGGTTCCGCAGACGCTCTCGCGCGCCTGAACGAATACGCCGCGGTCGCGTCCGCCGTGTCGGCCAGTCCGATGCAGTTGCCGATCCCGCGACAATCCAAAAACGAAATCGCATCCCAAAACAAAAAACAAACAGCGAAAGAAAAACAACAGGCGGGGATGGATTCTCTCTCCACGGCGTTGGACACGTTGGGGGTCACATCTGCCGTGACGTCGATGCTTGGGGGACTCGGTGAGTCTCTGGGGATCGGCGGTGGTGGGGCGACGCCGTCCAGTTTTTACGGTTCGTTGGATGCGATGACAGGGGACCCGTCGCAATTGGCAATGTATGACACATCAAAATATGGCGGGCTTGGAATGGGAGGTGGTTTCCCGTCCGTCGCAACCGTGGGTCCCGATTTGCTGGCGAGCCTGTTAAGTTCGACTCCGTTGGGACCCGTCGGCCCCGTGATGGGGGATGTCTCGACATCGGGGGGTTCAATTGGTAATTCGGACGGTGGCAGCGCGGAATATCTGCGCATCATCGCCAGAAACACCACCCCGCCCACCGACGGCGTCCGCCTGATTGCCGCCACGTTGAAAGGTTCACCATGACCGCGACTGTGTTGGGGTTGATGGACCGGACTGGTGGCATCGACGAACAGGGGCACCGCACGTACGACGTCAAGTGGTTGGTAGAGACCGATGACACCGACGACGGTCCGTCTGTCGCGTTTACCGCTACCGGTTTGCCCGCAGTCGGCAGCTATTACTCATTGGGAAACGATGAGGACCTGTGGGCGTTTTGCTGGCCGAATTGGAAATGCGAACCGCTGGTGGAGCGCGAGCGCCATCTTTATTGGGCGGTCCACCAGACGTTTACGACGAAACCCCTTTCCCGGTGTCAAGATTCCTCTATTGGGAATCCCCTGTTGGAGCCCCCGAAGTTGTCGGGGTCGTTTGTCACGTACTCGAAAGAGGCGACACGGGACCGCGCAGGGAATTACATCCGAAATAGTGCGTACGAACAAATCCGCGGCGCTATCGTCGAACGTGATTTCGCGAATCACACCGTTGACGTGGTGTTAAACAAAACGACTCTCGACCTCAATTCGTATTGCGGCGCTATTCACACCGTGAACGATGCGACTTTGTGGGGACTCCCAAAACGGCGCGTGAAACTGTCTGGTCTTTCGTGGGAACGGAATTTGTATGGTACATGCACGTTTTACTATGCGGTCAAATTCACGTTCGACATTAAATTCGAAGGGTTCGACCGTGTTGCGCTGGATGAGGGGACCCGCGTGCTCGCCCGCGGGGGGACTCCCGGAAACCCGCAACATTACATCGCCTATCGGGATTTGAACGGGGAGCCCGCGCGTGTGATTCTGGACGGAACGGGGCGCGCTTGGAACGGTTCCACGTATCCGGGATTCCGCACGATTGAGTTTTACAATGAGTCGAATTTCTTGTTGCTCGGGATTCCAAGTTCCCTTTGATACGGTTGATGATATGTCGGATATCAGCGAGTTGGTGCCGCACCAAAAAATCGTTCCGGGGGAACAACAGCAACTTTCCCGGACAACGGTCGTTCTCACCGTCAATCATGCGCCCGCGGGCGAACAACCAAAAGAGATGGCGGTCCGTCGCGACATGGTTTCCACGGGGAGCCACGAAGCAATTACGCGGCAGGTGATTTGTTCTGAGGGTATTCCAGTCCCGTTGCCGTTGTTTTGGATTGAGTCGCCGGGACTGGTGGTCGTGGATTATCCCACGGTGGGGACCGTCAATCGCGACGTGCCGAATCCCCCAACGGTTGATATCATCGCGGGCGATGGCGCTGTCCTCTTTTCGATTCCGCGTGGGATGTTCGCGATGTGGCCGCCAAAAGACGCGGCGTCGATGCGTCTGGTTGCGCGGAACGGGGATTGTGTTTGTCGCGTTGGTGTATTTCCGGAGTGATGGCGTTTGGACCTGTATTTCCTATCCGCCGATGACCGCGCCGCCCTGAAACGGGCGTTGGAGGTGGTGCAACGCACTTCGCCCCCGTCGGGAATTCAGTCGGACGAAGTCCAGCCCCATGATGCCAATGAACACTATTTGGCGATGGTGCCGTGTTCGTCGTCTCATCGCCTGTTGGGGATGCGGGAAGGGCGTCCCGGTTCGGCCGAGTGCTGTCTGTTCAAACTGGAAGCGGAAAATCAGGTCACCGGATATTCCAATCAAAACGTTTTCCCCGTTAAATCCCCCGACGGGGAAAACGTCCGGGTGATGGTGTTCAACATTTACGATGATGAACAACCAACAAACACGTATTTCCGCATCCACCAAAGTAAGACCGGTCCGTGGTTGTGCGAAAAACCGTGGGTGACGAAGTTTCCCATCACCGGGACAACGGCCACGACTTCCAACCCGTCGAACGAAACATCGTCGACAACCTCAACCACATACGACCCGAACACGGGTTCGTGTTTTGGGCGCTGCCGGTGGGTGTGGTCTTCCGCGGCGAGATCGTGGTCCCTTGCGGATGATTTCTGTTCGTCGACTCCGCCATCAACCACCAGCACAAGCGAAACATCGTCGACGTCCCCGGACCCCGCAACCACGACCACGCCGTGCGCCTGTCCGCCTCCGAAGGCGACTACCACAACCACCCCAAATCCGGCAACGTCTTCAACCACGACGTCAACCACGGGCGACCCGTCTTCAACCAGCAGCAGCACAACCAGCAGCACAACCACAACAACCGGGGACCCCACGTCGACGACCACGACACGGGACCCAAGTTGTGTTTGCTCCCATCCCACGCATTGCGGCGGGACTGACGGGGAGTGTGTGTGGACGGTTTGCAGTCCGGGCATGACCACGCCCCCATCGTGTGAATTGGGTTGCGAATGCACGTCGACATCATCGACGTCGACCACAACTCCCGAACCGTGCAATAATCATTGTACGTTTATCGGGACAGGGTTTTCGTGGGTGAAAATCAGCGACCCATGCCCATCGGATTGCCCTTGTGCGATGCCCGATTATCCTCCAGTGCAACCATGTGAAAAACCGACCACACCATGTAAAAAACGCCCCACTCTCCCGCCCCCGCCCCCGTGTTTTTGTACGGGAGAATGCACCTATATTTGGATTGCTCCCGATCTGGAACACCCTGATCGTGGTTTTTGGGTATTGAAAGACTCCAATTGTAGGCAATTATGTGGGTCGGGTGTTCTCGATGCGTCTGAATCGTGCCTATGTCCGCCTATGTCGGTTGCGGGCAATACATGCGGCGCGGTCAGCGTGGTCGGGTGTGTCTCGCCGCTAAAAACAACCACGACGTTGACACCGTGCGACATGGCGTGCCTTTCGTCGACAACCACACCGACCCCGTGTTCGTTCTGCAAATACAAATGGAATCCCACCACCGGTGTGTGGCAGATGGAAGCGAATTTGTGCGGCCCTAATTGTACTTGTGGGCTTCCGCAATTAGCCGACGCTACCGAAGATTGCGAGGTTCAGTGGGTCACATGCAACACGACCACGACTTCCACCAGCACCACAACCACGACAGAGACCACGACCAGTAGCACCACATCCACTTCTAGCACCACCAGCACAACGCCTATCCCGTGTAACGGATGTGAATGGGCGTATGGTATTGGTGGTAATCCAATGTGGTCGCAACTTACAAACAACTGCGGCGAAGGGTGTGACCCCTGTTATCCCCCAACTTACACGCCCGCCGGTCCTTGCAATTTAATTATCGGATGTTCGGGACATAGCGATTGCGGGGCACCGTCGACCACGACCACCACGACCACGACTACCACCACAACGTCGACCACGACCACCACAACGTCGACCACGACCACCACAACGTCGACGACCAGCACAACACCACTCGCTTGTGGGACTTGTAATTGGGTTTGTTTCTGTATGGAAGGATTTGGGTGCGCGTGGATTGAGGATGGTAGTTTCTGCACGGGTGATTGCAGTTGTCGATATCCCGCGCCCGGCTATTCGTGCGGTAGCGTTGGCTTCCCCGCTGGTAGTACACTGTCCACAAATTGCAAACCGCCCGGTGAGTAGTTTTTGATTTTTGGGGGGTCATGTCGTGTCTTTGTTTCCTTTTCCTTTTCCGTTTTACATCAACGTCTTTAATCGCCTGTCACCGGTGAAGCAGATCATCAAGGATTTGCAGAGGTTCGGCGCGCAGTTGGAAGGGGGAATCCGTATCACCATCGTCGATAATGCGTCGACGTATCCGCCTCTGTTGGCGTGGTATGACACGAAACCGGAAGGCGTCCGCATCATCCGCCGCGCAACCAACGGCGGACCCCGCGGTTGGTGGGACGTGATGGACCACTTCACACCATTTTATGGTGTTTGTGACCCCGATATTGATTTGTCGGGCATCCCGTCGGATTTTTTGGAGCGCCTTGTCGCGGGACTGATTCAATTCCCCGATATCGAAAAGGTGGGACCGTCGATCCGAATTGACGATGTCCCGGAGGCGTTCCCGTTCCATTCGAATTTGATGCAGGACGAAGCGCAATATCGGAAGTATCGGCGGGGGTGGTGGTGGGTAGGGGATTTGGACACGATGTTTATCGTGTGTCGAACCGGCCGCCCCTTCGCCTATGGACCAGCGCTGCGGTCGCCTCCGCCTTACAGCGTGCGACACCTCACCAATTACATGATTCCCGGTCATCTGTCGGACGAAGACCAGTACTATATTCAGAACTTACCACAAACACACAAGCCGGGTTTGTTCTGGAGTACCATGATGCAGGATAGTGGTTTTTATGATCGACCCGCATGATTCCGCCGCTGTTATCGTCGCCGCTCGTCACATCGAAGGATGGATGGAGCCCGACGAATTGCAATGGTTGTACCAAACAGCCGCGACCCTTCCCCACCCGGAGCCGGGGTGGGTTGAGGTGGGGTCGTGGCATGGGCGGTCCGCTTTTGTGGTGGGTTGCGGGTTGCCCGCAAATGCAATTTTTTACAGCGTGGATAACTTCGACGTCTCCACGACCGGGATGAATCCCGATGAGGTTTGCCCGTGTCACGGATGGGTGCGGGACCGACTCATGGCGACGCTGAACGGGATGCGACGCATTCGGTTTGACGTCAATTTCACGTTGATGGAAGGCGATTCCACTACGGTGGTTGATGTGCTGATGGCTGATCATCAGAAACAGCTATCAGCCGTGTTTATCGACGCCGCGCACGATGAAGAGTCGGTCCGTTCGGACTTGGCCGTGTGGTTGCCTTGCATTCGTCGCGATGGTGGTATCATTGCAGGTCACGACTATTCCGCGGAACACTGGCCGGGGGTTGTCCGGGCCGTTCGGGGCGTGTTCGGGGATTTGGGATTGTTGGAAGAATTCGACAGGCAAAACCCGATGACACCGCGAAAACTTCCGGGGTCGTTGTGGGTGTTTCGGTTTGGGGGTCAGAATGAAACCGTTGCTTAGTGTCGTGATGGCGACGTACGACGATTTCGATGGTGTGTATTTCACCATCGGGGCTATCCGGGAATTGTTTCCGGATTTGTTGCCCACAATGCAGTTTGTGGTCGTGGACAATAACCCCGGAACGCAACATTCAACGCTGGTCCGCGGGTACATGGCAAATGTCGCCGCATCTTGTTTGTCGGCGAAGTACGTCGAGATGCCGAGCCCGAAGGGGACCACGCCGTCCCGCGCTCGTGCGATGGCAGAGGCTGACGGTGTTTACGTGTTGGTGTGCGATTGTCACATCCTGTTGAAAAAAGATTCTCTGTACAAACTGGTCGAGTTTTTCCACGAACGCCCGCAGTTTGACGGGATTGTTCACGGTCCGTTGATGTACGACAACCGCGCCGGGTACGCCACGCATTTTGACGACCGGTGGCGGGAGGAGATGCGGGGGACGTGGGGGTCGGCGTGGTTGTGTCCGTGCGAAACGACAGGGGCGGTCCCCGTCAGCGTGAACGATGGTCCCGACGGACAATGTCGATACCGTCTTTTGAAAATCGGGGAACACTTCGTTGACCGCTGTCCGGGGTGCGGGCAGGAGTTCCCGAAAATAGGACATGGCGGGCATGAACGCGAGTTGATCAAACGCGGGTATATCCAGCCGCACTTGGTGCCCGACGCGGAGCCGTTCGACATCCCCGGACAGGGGTTGGGACTGTTCGCCTACGTCAACGGAACTTGCATGGGGTTCGTCGAGCACGCGTCGGGGTTTGGCGCGGAGGAACTGTGTTTCCATGACCAGTATCACAACGCGGGGCGTCCGGTGGTGTGCCTCCCGTCGCTGTGCTGGTCGCATCGTTTCGCTCGCGCGGGCGGGACCCCCTACAGTGTTCCGCTTTGGGACAAGATGCGGAATTATGTTTTGTGGTACAAACGGAACGGGATGGACCCCGAACCGATCCACCAGCACTTTGTCACCGAACGAAAACGCATCACGGAGGCCGCTTGGCGTCAACTGGTGGCGGACCCCGTGGCCACGACGGTCCCACCGTGTGAGGGGTGCCAAACAACTTCCGTCGGTCCGTTTGCCACCGTTGCGGAACTTCTCCAACGCTATGCGTCCATCCCCCGCGACTTGAACGAACATTTGGCGGACCTTGCGTATCTGGCAACGTCTTCCGAAGTTGTGGTGGAAATCACGCACCGAAAAGAATCGTCCGTCGCTTTTATGGCGGGCGGATGCCGGAAGTTGGTCAGTTTTTCGTCAGAAGTCACGCCCGACATTTCCACCGCGTCCAACCTGTTCATTCAGACGGAAGGGAACGAGTACACGCACACCACGTTCCGCCGCCCCTTCGCAAATGACATCCCGCCTTGCGATCTGTTGTTCATCAACGGGACTTCGCAAGGCGACGAGTTGTTGAACTGGCTGGAACGCGCCGCCGACGTGGTTCGCGGGCGCATCGCCATTCACGACACGGTCGCGTTCGGTATCAACGGGACCGACGGAAAACCGGGATTGTCCCAAGCACTTCATACATTCCTCAACGCGCGCCGGGACTGGTTCGTGTGGGTCCACACAGACCGACAGGCGGGGATGACGATTTTGTCGCGATTGGATTCCGACAAAATCCCGCTCCCTCCCATGACCGAACAGGCGAAGAACTTTTTCAACGCTGCTTTGACCACCATCACCGGTGTGCTCTCGGGGGCGGAGGTTGCCGCGGAGCACGCCTTGACGGTGAAGCGTCTGGAAGTGTGCTCCGTCTGTCCCAATCGGAACGGGGAGCGATGCGCGGGGTGTGGTTGTTTCATCCGCGCCAAAGCGTCGGTGGCGAATCAGGCGTGTCCCCTTGGGCTGTGGCCGGGACAGGACCGCGAGTCGCCCAATGGGATGGTCGTCCGGGAGATGCCGCGAAACCTCATCCCGTGGAGGGCGTGACATGCTCCGCGTCGCCTGTCTGTGTCCCACGTACAAGCGTCCCCACATGCTGGCGAATGCGCTGGCGTGTTTTCGCTCGCAGCGCCACGCCGTCAAAAAGTTGTTCGTTTACGATGATGCCGGGCAACATGCGGGGATGGTTTCGTGTGATTTGGACGTCATCCGGGAAACGGTGTGGAGGCCCATTGTCGAAAAATATGCGGAGATGGTGCGACAGGCGTTGGAATGGGGCGCGGATGTTCTTGTTCCGTTCGAAGATGACGACGGTTACCACCCCGATCATCTGTCCGTTATCGCCGATGCCGTCGGAAAGGGTGTCCACTTTTTCCAACCGTCTCACGTCTTTTCAAATTACGATTTACCAAAAGACGGTTCGTTGCAAATCGAGGAGACAGGCGGCCGGTTTCATGCATCGTGGGCGTTTACGGCGGATGCGTGGCATCGACTCGCCCAAGAGCGCCGGGGGCGGGCGTGTTTGTACGGGGACCCCGGTGACCTGATGTTCGACCAAAAACTCGGGGCGGACTTGCGGCGTCTCATGGGCGGGGAGCCGTGGCCAGTCGACCCGCCCACCTACGTCTATCGGTGGGGTTCCGGGGGCGGGTATCACGGGAGCCAAGCCGGACAGTCCGGCTTTGATTTCCTGTCCAAACAACTCCAGACGTGGCCCGCGCCCTACGTGGGCGACTTGGTGCCGCGGTTCGATGCGGAAACGGTGGCCATCTACAGTCGCTGGGGGTTCAAGGTGGGGTAGGGTTGTGACGGTTACGCGGCTGACCCCCACGCGACCCCACGCCCTACCCCACCTCCACCACATTCCCGATCATCAGTTCCGGGTGATGCGTGACAATCACAAATTGCATCCCGGTCCGTTCGGCGAGCACTTCAATCATGCGAGCGACCGCGGGGCGGTAGTCGCGGGACACAAACCGAAATGGTTCGTCCGCAATGATGATTTGTCGGGGGCGAGGACGCGCCAGAGACAGCGCAGCCACGCGCAGGGCGAACGCCACGATATCGATCACACCGCCCCCGCATTGCGTCAGGGGGTCGAACGAAACGCCGTCCCGCTCCAACAGGCACCGCGCTTCCATGCGTCCCGATTTTTCTTCAATGATAATCCGAAATTCGTAGGGGTCCGGAAACACCGCGGCAAGACAGTGATTTACCACATCGCAAATCGCCGCGGTTGCCGCCTGTTGGGACGCGCCCACCACGGAAACGATGACATCGAAAGCCGCAACGGCGGTTTCTGTTTCCGCCTTCCGCGTCGTCAACAGGGATTCCGCCGCGGCGACGCGTTCCAGTTCCGTCGCGTGTTCGACGGATTTTCGAGTGACCGCGGTTTGGATGGCGTCAAAGGACATCGGGGAAATCCCTCACAAAAGCGTCAAGGGCCTGTTGGTACGTGGCCGAACACTCCCGCGCTTTTGCTTCACGGGCTTCCAGTTCGCGCCGCGCCGCTTCAAACGTATCCGCCCCGACCAGTTCCTTCAGGCGTTGCATTGCCGCCTGATACCGCCCGCGGGCGGTATCCCGCTCCGACGTCAGTTGTTTGATACTCGCTTCGATTTCTTGCAGGGTAGGCGTTTTACTCGGTGGCATTGTCGATCACTTTCAAAATATGTTGACGGATTTTCGGGAGTTGTTTTTCCGCTTCCGCTACCAACATCGTCATAAAATCCGAGACGGTCCCCGCCGCTCCGAGCGCTTCAATCATGCTATCAATATCGGCGGCGACGGTGCGGGGTGTTGTGTTTTCGACGCGCGAAAAACGGTCTTTGGAAATGTCCAAATAATGGGGCTTGACCGCTCCGTCTTCGCGCAGCAACCACACCCGCGGGCGGTGGTTTTCTTGGTCTGATGCCGTGCGTTGCATCGCCCCACAGTTGATAACCCGGCAGGTTCCCGAGGGCGTTTCCACCTTTGTGGAAAACGGTATGTGATTGTCCCCGAAAAAGGCATGAGTGAATCCGTCCAGCACCGTCGCCAACGTCTCCACCTGTTGTTCCGGCCGTGCCGCGACGTGGGCGGTGTCTTTTCCCGCCCAGATGTAGGCGTGTCCGATCAGGACTTTCGGGAATCCGTTCAGGTGCGACGGTGTGAATTCCTTTGGGCGTTTGTCGAGAAATCCCCACGGAACGCCTACCACGTCGACATCCGCGGAAAGTAACCGGCAGGGGTTCCACGGGGACAGATCGGTCACGCGTCCCGCAGCCAAAAACGTTCCGTATGCCGTTGTTGCCGCCTGCGCGTATTCGTGACAGGGGAGGTCGTGCTGTCCGGGGACAGCGTAAAAATCTCGTGGCGTGAAGCGCAACGCGGCGTTCACCAAACCGACCGGGGAGTTCCACTTGTGGAACATGTCGCCCGCCAAAATAAACGGCGCTCCAAAATTTTCGCAAACGTCGTAAACCTGATCAAGCACTCGCATCTGCGCTTCGTACCAATCGGGTTCCGCGTCGCGGGCCGCGGGCGTGCGGTGGGAGAGATGCAGGTCGGACCCGATAACGGCGATGATTTTCATAGGGGTTTACCACAAGTTGGGCAAGTGGGGGCCGCGCGTTTCGCTTCGTTGGCTTCGTCGGTTTTCCGTTGAATCGCTTCGTCGTATTTCCGGATGCGTTCCGCTTCCCGCTCCGCGTGGTCGATAATATTTCGGATGGTGGCAATACTCGCCGCGGCTTCCCGGCGCGCAGCGTCCGCGGTTTTCAGGTGTTCGATGTCCGGGATCGTCGCCCGCGCTTTCGCCCGCGCAGCGTCCGCCGCGGCGATTGTTCGGGAGATTTCGGCGGTCTCGCGTTGCAATGCTGTGAGCGCCGCGAGTTTGTCCCTCACCACCTCCAGCGCTCGCAGCGTGTCGCCGTGCTGTCTTCCCGTCTCGCGTCTGGCGTCCGCCTCCCGGACCCATTTGCTGATGGCGGCGACGCTGTCCACCGTCGCGTTTCGGGCGTCGTGGGCGGCCCGGACGGCGTCCCATCGTGCCACCATGTCCGGGACGTGTTGCAAGGACTCCAGACGGGCTTTATGGTTTGCCAGAATCCCGGCCGCCGTGTTCTCTTGTTGCTTCGCCGATGCCACCGACGACCGCGCCGCCGCAACCACGCGCCCGGCCGCCCGCAAGTCGACCACCGCCTGAATTTCCCCCGCCAATGCGCCCGGGGTGAGAGACAACCAGAACGGTCCATCCATCTGTCTTTGGATGTTGTTTGGTCCGATGTTGAGCATCGCCCGGACAGCGTCCGGGACTTCGGCCCCCATCGCCACGAATTCCCGTTCGCCCGCGGACTCGCCCACCACATGATAGGCGTTGACGGTCTTTCCCCGCGTCCGGGTGACGGTCGCACCATTTACCGTCACCCGGACGCTCGCCGTGTCCGCTCCATGCCGAATGAAAGACGTCCCGCGGGGGGTGTTCGTGACGCACCACAACAGCGCAGTCACCAGCGCAGATTTTCCGCTATCCGACGGTCCTGTGATAACCGTGATCGGACCGAGTTCGATTTTTGCTTTGTGATGCGTCGAAAAATCGGATACAGACAGTTCCGAGATTGTTCCCATTATTCGTAGACGTCCAAACAGACGGTCCCCGTGGTTTGCGAAGGCTTGAACCGTGACAGGTGGAACACCGTATCAGCATCAATAACGGTTTTTCCCGCGGCGTCTTTTTGACAATGCGGAATTGCGAGTTTGATTAACATCTTGATATCCCTCCCGGACAAGTCGCCGATGCGGGTTTGGATTTCCTGAATCGCCGCATCCGGAACGACCGCGTTGTTCGCGCCCGCGATGGCCACCCAAATGCGCGCTTGCTGTTCCTTCGGCGGGACCATGAATTCCAGTTTTGCCGTACATCGCGACAAGATAGCATCGTCGATGATATCGCCGCGGTTCGTGGTCATGAAAATGGTTGTTGTGACATATTCCAACAACCGCAGGAACACGCCCACGATGGCGTTTTGAGTTAAGTCGCGTTGCCTTTCGGCGATGTAGACATCCGCTTCATCCATCAGGACCACAGCGTTCCAGCGGTTGGCGCGTTCGCACACAATCGCCAGATTTTTTTCAACCGCTTCCGGGTCAAGACCCAATTGCGAACACTGGACGCGGTACAACGGACGTTCCGACATTTCGGAAAACGTCTCTGCGGAGAGTGTCTTTCCGAGCCCCGCGGGACCGTGGCAGACGATGACGGTTCCGCCCGCCTTGTTCCGCACGAAATCAGTAAATCCCGGCTTGGACTCCACCAGAATTTTGACCAATCGCTTGTGGTCGCGGGGCAGCACCAATTGATTGATAATGTCCGTATTGTATTTGTAAAGCGTCAGGTTCGCGACGTGGACATTATATCTTGTGTGAAAATCCAAGTCGAAACAGGGGACGTACGGATGCCACGGGACATAGTTGCCGTCACCGTTGCATCCCGTGTCTTCCCGCTCCATCTCTTCGATGTAGTGTTCCCAAAAATGGGTCGGAGCCTGTTTGACAAACACCTCATTCAAGCGACTCTCCCGCCCGGTGGTTTTCGCCTCTTTGGGAATGTCAATCACGACGTGGGTCGACCCTGCGCGCCTGTCCAAATCGACGTCACCGCCCCGCCACCAGCGCCGCCCATCGTCGTTCGTTGCGGCATTGTCGAGGTGGTCATATCCCACACCGCGCGCAACGTATTGCGTTCCCACCCGAGGATAGACGTCAACAAATTTTTTCATGTCGGCGTCGTAAAACGCCTTGAATCCGCGGACTTCGGGGTACAGCCCCACCGATGCGAGAATGTCGGCGGCCGTTCTCCCGATCACGTCAGCGTGTTCGAGTTTGTGCACGCGGGTGCACGTCTTCCCATTAATTACGTATCGCATTGAAATAAACGTCGCTTCGCGCGGTTCGTCGCGCTCGCCAATGTCGGTCACCCCGATGTGGTCGACGTAGTACCCGAGATACGCATCTGCATCGTGCGCCTCTTGTTGGTACACGCGGTGTCCGGGGGTTTTGTACACCAGCACCGTCACCAACGCCGCGGCGTGGTGGACGTCGCGGGCTTTTTGCTTGTCGACAGTCGTCAGGGGGTTGTCGATGAGTTCAAGACAGTTTTTGATATGACGCGCGGCGTGTGCGTACGGCGCTCCGTACCCTTCGACGATTTTCAGCAGTCCCGCCCGCTCGTCCCGCGACATCAAAGAGGTGTGTACGACCGCGCCGCTGCTGTTTCGTCCACGCTCCCCGGTGCTCGAAAGGTAGGGGTGTTGTCGGTGCCATCCGTCTTTCGGTTCTCTGCCACGGGGCAGATCGGTCATAAGCAATTGACACAGTTTTTCGCTAATACGGATATTCACGATATTCCCTGTTTATGACGCTGGTGGTGTTTGGAAGATTATCGGCGCGCCGGTTCTCGCCACCGTGATTTTTGCGGTGTTTGTCCCGAAAAGAAATTGACGCCATTGGTCCCGAATGATGGTGATTTCCCCAACCACGATGTCTCCGACAAATAGCTTTCCAAGTATGTATTTTGAATTGCTGTCTGCGGAGGGATGGAATTCCACCCGCATCTGTCCGGGATGTTCGGGGGAGACGTCCCCGACGTAGGGCAGGGGGATATTCGGACCGAGACTTGGCAACGCCCGCCGGACCGGTTCCCGCGGCGTCGCGGGCAGCGTCAAGGGTTTGAGCCCCGCGCGGTTTAACACCTTGTTCAGCGTCGAATGGGACAAACCGCAATCAAGGCGTTTGGAAAGAATACGGTTTGCCAGTTCGACAAATTCGCATTGCCCGAGAAGACAGAGCATTTCCAACCACATCGCGGGCGTGATGTGGTCCGTGTCTCTCGCGTGGTTCGATGCCGCCCGGAGCGCCCGCAGGACCGTAAATCGCGTGTCGACGCGGGAGAGATACCCCAAATACGTACATTGCATCGCGTCTGTTGGTGTGAAGCGATACCGGATTGATTCGCAATACGCCGCGCGAAAATACGGGACCAGATAGGGGCGATGCGTAAACCAGTCCAGCAAAAAAGGACCCTGTTGGTCGGCGCTCCGCATTGTCAACAGCGTATTAACAACGGCCCATAACGTCGTTAGTTCTTGCCGTTCAATCTGATACTTGTCGGATGTTTCGGACATGATGCGGGCGAACCGTTTCGAGGAATGTTTCAAATGGGATGACAGCCAACCGCCCGCGGTGAGAGTTGAACGTCATCCAACCCGGTAAGTTTCTCCAGACTTTGGGCGGAATCGGCAGGCGTTCCAGCGCGGAAATCGGGATGTAAACCAACCATCCCCGCCGCGGTCTCCGGTGAATCACCGCCCACCCGATGGCGTTATCGGCGATTGCCGCCGTTGCCGCTTGTGCGAAAAAATCTTTTAGGGTACACGCCCCGCGAGATAGGGGCGAATCGACCAGACGGTCAAGCGACGCGATGGAGTACCCATCCTTGCATTCGATAGACAACCACCGCATGAGGGGAGCCCCTACCGGGTCCGTTGCGGCGATGTCTCCCGCCTGTCCCTGTGTGGTTTTCCCCCGCTTGCGGCGCGCCGTTGCCCTTCCCCCGGAATTGGACGAGCGCCAAAAAATGTCGTCGCGTTCGTATGACGACCACCACATCGAAAGGGCTTTTGCGACCTCCCGCTCGAATCCCGATCCCTTCGCCATGATGCCTCAATCCTGAAAGCCGGTTTCCCCGTTCGCCACCATCAGGGAACGAAACCGGAATTCTCGGCAAACTTCGTTCCATGCATCGCGTTTCGGGAATATCGGGAGCGCGTTAGGGGCTTCCGTATCGGGAAACTCGTGATGCGGTAGCCGGGTCAGGGACAAATTCCGCCCCACCACCGCCGCGCCCGCGTCGCTGCGGATAGCCACGGCGAGCGCTTCCCGAATCGCCTCACCCCGGACGTATCGCGCCGCGGTTTTTTCCCCAACACCCCTAATTCCGGGAATGTTATCAGATGAACAACCGGCAAGCGCTTTAACCAGAGGCCACGATTCCGGGTCGATACCCCATTCCCCGCGAAACCACGCAAGGGTCCGGACTTCGTTTTTTCGGGCGGCGCTGGGGATGATGCGAACGCGGGGACCGAGTAGTTGGTACATGTCCGCATCGGACGAGACAATCAACACCCGGTGGTCGTGCGCGGCGTATCGCTTCGCCAGACACGCGATGACATCGTCAGCCTCCCACCCGGTCACCTTGACGTGGTTTTTCAGTCCGGCGCGATGCAGGACTTCCGGCAGGGCGTCCAGTTGCTGGAGAAACGCGACGCGGTCGAATTGCTCTTGTTCGGTGCGTTGTTTGTCCCGGCGCGTTGCCTTGTATCCGGGAAACGCCTTTTGTCGCGCTGCGTATCCCGCATCGTAACACATCACAATTACGAATGTGGGATACATCTGAATCAGTTGTTTGGTCTCTGCAAAGACCCCGAACGTTGTCCCGATAGGTTGCCCGCGAAGTGTCAGGCCCCCAGTTGAATGGAATGCGCGGTGAGCGATTCCCGAGACGTCGACGAGCATCAAATCCATTATTCGTACCTTGGAACTCGTGTGACTGTGACCGCCGCTTCCATCTTTTGCCACGCCTCCCAAACCAATTCGCGCAGTTCCGGAAGGCGTCGCGACGCCTCCAGTTCCGCGATTATCTTCTCTTTCGTTCCCGATATTCCTAGAACTTCCGCGCGGCCCTTGTCGCCCACCCGGATGCGACCGACCTCAACCAAAAAGTTCAACATCGATTCGGTTTCGTCCAGCCCCGCCGTGAAATACATCGGGATATCGACCGACCAGTCTTTCCCCGTCAGTCGATTTTTCTTGATACTCACGCGCACAATGTGCCCGATGTTCAGGCGTTTTTCGTGGTGCGTCTTGTGCAGTTTTTTGACAATCTTGGTCCACATCTCCGCCGCGGCGTAGAACTTCAAAGCGTTCCCACCCGCCCGCGTTTGCGTCTCGAATGAAAACGGATCGATGTTGTCGCGGGTCTGGCAAATGATGATAAGGATGGAATCATCGGCGGCCAGTCGGTCGATCACTTGCCGCAATTGTTGGGAGTTCGCTTTTGCTTTCCCGTCCATCATTTCGCCCGCGAGTTTCCCCACCTCACCGGTCTTTTTTGTGGCGCTGATACGCTGTTGGAGTTTCTTTTGCGACGCCTCCGACGTCAGGCTATCCATACTGTCGAGAACGTAGACGCACGGTCCCCGGTCCATCACTTTGTGGATGTTCGTGTAAAAACTTTCGATGGTGGTGGAGTTCCGTCCATCCTCACAAGGCGACGTAATCCGCGCGGCGAGTTTGTTCCCGAAGTATCGGGAAATGTCCATCAACGCCCCGTTTTCGACGTTGTCAAAAATCAATTGGTGTTTTGCAAACGCGTCGTTTCGGGCGGCTTCCGCCAGAATTTGGAGCGTGACCCACGTCTTTCCAGACGACGAATCCCCGACGAACATGTAATACTTCCCGGCCGACAGTCCGCCGCCCCTTCGGTTCGCCAGCGCGAGGTTCAACAGTGTGTTGCCCGTCGACAACCAGACCGGTTTTTTCGTCGTTTCGTTTGCCATAATCAGATTTTCAATAGCGGAAATATCCACGGGGGCCACCCCTTGCGGGGCCGCCCCCGTGAAATCACCAGACAGACGGACCGTCAAACACTAATCCCAATCGTCGGCGGGCGGTTGGGATGCCTTCGTGGCAGCCGGAGCCGGTGCCGGGTCGTCCCAATCGTCGGCGGGCGGTTGCGCCGCCGCAGCCGGGGCTTGTCCCCGCGCAGGAGCAGCCGGTGCCGGGTCGTCCCAATCGTCGGCGGGCGGTTGGGATGCCTTCGTGGCAGCCGGAGCCGGTTCGGTTGCCGGGGGCGTCTCCGCCTTCGGTTTCCGTGTCCGGGGCTTCGTTGCGGGTTCCGCCGGGGGAGCCTTCGCCCCCGAGGGCTCATCCCATTCGTCGGTCGTGGGCGCTGGGGACGAATCCGCATCGGTCCACCCCGAATCGTCACCCGCCGAACCGGCCGCGCCCATGAACTTGTTTTTCAACGTGGCGTAGTCGTGGACGATCAACAGGTCTTCCAGCGGGCGCAGCGCCGCCACCTGATCCTTGCTTACCTTGGGCGTTGCGTCCGTCTTGCGGAAACCGACGTGGGAGGCTTCGTAGTACTTCTGTTGTTGCATCTGTTCTTCCGTGAACGAGATGCGCACGAGCGCGGCGTGCTTGGGCGACGGGTGCCAAAACAAGTCAAACCCGTCCGCCTCATCCGTGTTGTCGAGCGCCGCATCCAGTTGTTTCCCGAGCAAATGGAACGACGTATCGAGAAGTTGGATACCCGCGGCGACGTTGTCGACGTCGATCACGTAAAACAGTTGCCGCTCTTTCGGCAACAACAGTTTCGCATCGTCCCGCGACATGCGAGACATCGCCTCACAAATCGGGCAGGGCCTGCCGAACGTCTTGTTCGGACAGACCACCTGTTCGCCGTTCGGGCCGATGTTCCTGTGGAGGTAGTAGGTTTCCTCCGGCCACAGCATTTTCTCGGGACCCGCGGGCCGCATCTTGTTCCGCGTCGTCGCGAAAAACCCGACGAAACGGAACGTCCGTTTCCCGGCCGATTCAATCTTGATGCGCGTCATGCCTTGCGGCAGCTTGATCACGGGCGAGGACGTCACCTCCTCCCGGCGTTGACTCTTGCGACGGTAGGAAACCGCCTCATCACTGGACATCGTTTTTTCCCTTTGCCAAAAAAGTTCCGCGGTGCCACCCCATCGCCGCATGTTTCGATACCACAAACGAAACAATCGCCAGCGCTGCGAGCACGCCCGCACTCCACACCAACCAACCGCACACTTCAAAAAATGTGGTCATGTGCTATTCCTCCGCCGCGGGCAGGACGCCACGACCCCTCACCCGTTGTTTATTGATATCGGCGATTTGCTCGCGTCTTTCATCGGGGATTTTTACGTTGCCCAATTGCCCGGAAAAAAACATCGCGCAAAGTTGTTCCAACGAACGGCGACGGTCCACCATCGCCGTTTGCGCCGCCTCCAGCACACCAACCGCGTATTCCGCATCGGCGAACGCCTTCCGCGCCTCAATCCACTCGGGCATCGTCAACATCACGGCTTCCACCGAATCGACGGTAACCCGCCCGATTTCGTATTCTGCGGGAGATGCCGTGATAGCGCGCTTCAATCTCGCTTCTGTGATTTTTTGCTTAGCGTCCATCTGCCGGAGTTTTCGGCGCGCCGTCGCCAGTTCCGCGCCGACGGTGTAAGCCATCGACGGTTGTCGCAACACCTCCACATCAAGCCGGTTGATGTCGATGCGGGGGTCAAAATCTTCGGTAAAATCCAGATTGACGACAGCCACAATCACCCTTTCCCGTGGGCGGCGTTGAACGCGAACAGCGTCACCAGAGGCCATCCGCCGTCATACGTGGGGCGAGCAAATGCGGACAGGACCCCCGCGACCCGCGCGTTGTCGGCCCCGTTCAGCAGAATCGCAGAGGCGTACCCAATCACCACGCGCCGCACCGCCTCCGGGTCGTGTCCCGCCGCTTTGCTCGCCTTGAGTGTTTTCGCAATTGTCGCCCACCCCGCGCCTGACGTGAGTTGTTTTGCGACGTTGATAATCTCCTCCGGTTCGGACGATTGGTTGATGCCCGCGATTTGTTCCTTGTCGGTGGCGTGCCGCCGAATCGTGTCCCAAATCACCACGGCTTGCCGGTAGGACCCGTTGGCGGCGTCGCTGATGGCGTCCAGAACCGTCGGGGACGGTTTCGGGATTCCCGCGGCGTCGCAGACTTTTGCCAGCGCCCCCGCGATTCCCGCTTCCGTCGCGGGCTTCGTTTCCACCGTAGCACAACGGGTCCGAATCGTGGGGAGCAACTTTGCGGGGTCCGTCGTACAGAGGATGAAGTACGCGGTCCGGGGTGTGTCCTCCAGAATCTTCAGCGCTGCCGACTGCGCGTCTTTTGTCAGTTGGTGCGCTTCGTCGATCACGAACACGCGACACCTCCCGGTGATGGGGGCGAGCGTCATCTGTGTGGCGACTTCGCGAATGTCGTCGATTCCGCGCGCGTTTGCGGCGTTGATTTCCCGATAGTCGCGGTCCCCGCATCCCAATTGTGTTTTCAGAATCCGCGCGATTGTGGTCTTGCCCGTTCCCGAGGGACCACACAACAAGATGGTGTGTGGGACGGATTTCGCATCCACCCATTTCCGCAGCGTCCCCACGGCCGCCGGTTGTCCGCACACATCTTCCCACACCGCGGGGCGGTAGCGTTTGTAAAGTTCGCCGCTCATACTGCCATCCCTGTTTTCAAAGGCGCTTTTTGATGCCAGTTCCCATCGACAGGGGTGGCGTCAATTTCAATGTTTATGTTTGTGATAATCCAATCCCACGCTTCCGGGAGACGACACGACAGGACGTCTTTCACAATTCCCGCGTATACCTCTGTTTCATTATCGGGGACATCGCCGAGTAGGCTGTCGTGAATCTGCCCGATAAGCAGCGTTTTCATTTTGCGTTGTCGAATCTCTTTGGCGATTTCGATAATCGCCCACAGCAAACAATGGAACGATGACCCCTGAACCGGTGCGTTGATTACGAAATTGCGGTCGAACACCCCTGACAGGTAGAAACCCGTCAGCGTCATAAACCCGCCTTGTTTGACATAGGCGCGCCACCAGTCGTCGCGCCATTGGTCGTAAACGGGAAACCGCTCGCCCCAGAACCGATTTTCCACTTCCCGGATGTGGTGCTCGAATGTCCCCGGTTGGACGTTTTTCGAGTCACGGTCCCCGAGACGTGTGATGCCTAAACGCGCGAGGTGTTTCGCGATATCTCTCCCTTTGTGGTCCACCAACCCTTCGATAGCGATGGCGTCCCACATCGCCTTAGCGCAAGACATCCACCAGTCGCCGTAGAATTGGGCAAATACAAATTTGCCTTTCGCTACCCCGCGCATCTTTTTGAGATGCTTTTTGGCCTCCGGTGTGTCATACATTTTCGGATCGATTTTGAAACACTCCGCCGCCATGTCACGATGCATATCGTGGCCGGTTCGCAGGTATTCCAACATCGTGGGGTCTTTGTGGTAGCACGCTGCTACGCACACCTCCGCGCCCGATAGGTCAGATTCAATCAAGCGACGACCGGGCCGCGCGATAAACGCGGGACGAATAATCGCCGCTTGCATCGGGTCCCGAATGGGGATGTTTTGGAAGTTGATACTATCCGATGATGACCGATGGGTTCGCGTGACGTGCAGATTGAAAAACGGGTGTAGATACTCGCCCTCCACCTCCGCCAGCAGCCCCATTAAAAACGTCGACCGCAACTTCGTCAGTTTTTGGATTTCGGAAAATCCGGTCACGAACGGGTGGTCGATGTGCTGCAACGCGCTTTCGTCCGTTGCCGCCTTGCCCGTCGCCGTCATTTTTTCGGGCTCATACCCCAGATGAGTATAAAGCAACCATCCGAGTTGGTCGCGGGACCCCATGTTGGCCATCGGCCCATATTTCCGCCGCCACGCCCCCCACTCGGGGGTCTCTTGTAATTCCGTTTCCTTCGCCTTAATGGATGCGCCCACGTCCGCAATCGACCGCCGAACGTGTTCCGTGTCGATGCGGATTCCCGCATGTTCCATGCGGGCAAACTCCATCGACCCATCAAGCATGAGTCGATGCGCTTGGTATGTGGACGCCTGCGCAACCATTAGACAGCGCCGATTTGCTTTTCGTAGGACAGGGCAGCGGATTCCGACATGTCTTCGTCCGCCACTCCGGGAAACGCGAACAATTCGATGTTCTCGCGATGCGCTCGCATGTGGTCGGGGGGCGTCCACCCGACCGGTTTCTGATACTTGCCGGTCAACGGGTTGGTGACGGCGACGCCTCCGGGGAACTTCGCTTCGTTCGCGCGGACGACTTCCGCCATGTGCGCCCGAATCGGCACGCCCGCGGCGACCGCGGTCCCCTCCGCCACGTAGATGGTGTCGCAAATCCCGTCGATGACCCCTTCGTGGTCGTATTCGTCGCGCGTCAAGAAATGAACGTGCCCAATCGCCAGTGTCCCGCCATCCTGTGTCACCACCACCCCGAGCGCGTTGATAGTCTCCAACGCCTCTTCCAGAATCAGACGGGCGCGGAGTTCACGGGTCGCCGGGTCCATGATGCCCGCGTAAAACTTGCCCGGCGTGTTGCGGGGGTCGACCTTGCCCGTGATTTTCATGGTGCGGATGTTCGATATCCCCACATCACCACAAGCGAACCGCAACGGGGTGGGTTCAAAGTTCTTCGACATCACACACCTCCCAAATAGATTTCCCTAGCATCTCGCGGGTTTGAACGTCCGCAAGCCAAAACTCAATCGTGGCGTCCAGACCTACATATCGGAGAATTTTGTCGGCGGGCGCATTTGTTATGTTATTGACTGCCCGCGTTTCTGAAATTGCGTCGTTTCTCGACCGCCGCGAAAACCAGTTTGACGTTCCAGCGTCCCACGGAGCAATACCCATGCGCAAATATGCTTGGGTACACAACCCGGTGAGCATGGGCCGCTGATCGCCGATGTGGGCCGCCAGCATCGTATCCCACGCCCAATTACTCGCCCAAAACCCGGAGTGTTTGCGGGTCCACCGCGTTTCGAATTTCGCATTTGCGGCAATCTTCGGAATGTCTGTCCGCAGGAGCGCCTTTGTCGCCTCCACCGCATCGCCGATGTACGGATACGCGATAGTTCGTTTGCCGTCCACACACACCGCGCAATAGTGAATATGGGTTTCGGGGCTATCCGGTTTGACCGCGTTGGTTTCGTAGTCGAACGCAAACGGCCGCCCCGCCGCCACCGCCTTCGCCAACCAGCGCGCCGCCGCTGTGTGGTCGTATTCCACGCGAATCAATCCCGGCAGGTGGGACCAGTCCGGGAGCGGTTGCCGAACATGTGCCAGCGCAGCCAACAGGTCCCGCTCGAAAAGTGTTCGCGTCTGTGGTTGCTTCTCCGCCGCCCGCGCGCTGGAAGCGAATACGGCGTCGTCTATTGGAAACACCCAACAACCCAACGTCTGGTCCGGAATCTTGTGCCCGGTCCATGATGACGGAATCAGGTTCTCGCCTTCAAATCCCCAGCGCGTAACCGCCGCGGTAGCGGGATACCCGAGACAGATGATGGCGCGGGGTTTCAGACGTTGGATTGTGTTTTTCAATATCGGGGAACAGTATCCCACGCGGTCGGTGTTCGCTTCGCCCGCGCAGGCAATCGCCGACGTTGTCCAACAGTCCCGGTCCAGAGACCACCCCGCCCGGTTGAGAATCGAGCGAACGTAAACCGCAACATCGCCCGCAAGGGGGACCCCCGACTCGTCCGCGGTGGCCGTGATGGCGGACATCACCACCAACACACCCCGCCGCCCTTCGCCCGCAACGCCCATCTTTGGCGTTTTGCATTTCGCCAACAGACCGCACGCCCCGCATTCCGGAATTGTCCTGTCCCGTTTTTTAACGGTCCCGGAATCAAGCAGACCCATTGGGACGTTCCGCAAGGATGCAAATATAGGCGAAACCGTCGCCGTTCAGCCGCAACACGGTGGATGTCACGATACCCGATTGGGACACACCGCAAGCAGCTTCCATGATGTCCGGGTCCATATAGAACGACACGGGCTCATCGGTATATTTGCAATCAACCACATCCGAAAACGAACCGAGGGGGGACGTTGCCGATACCCGACACTTGTTGTCTTTCAAATCGACCCTGATGTTCACATCGTCGGGGTTCGATTGCGCCACCGCCTTCGCCAACCCAATAGCGGCAGACACGCCCGACAGCGTGCACGCCCGCCCCGCCTCCTCAAAAGGCTTGTCAAGTGATGGGTACTCTTCGTTCTGTTTCACGCACGAGATGACCACCCCGTTCGAATTGCGAAAATGCAACCACGACCGGGTCTCCGCCATCGACATCATCCCAAGACCGATAATCGCCCGCAGCGCCGAACGCGGAACCAAACAGGATTCTTTTCGCAGGGGGATGGGCATCGCCCACCGCGCGGCTTGCGTGTTATCACAAGCCTCCATATAGGTCTTTGTCAAATGGATGCACGTCGCCGCGTAGTCATCCGATTTGGACGCAGCGCATTTCGACACGGTTTGGACGGCATCCGAGAACCGGGGCGGGACCGGTTGCCAATCGGTTTCCGCCGGGGTTTCGACATCTGCGGTTTGGAGAACGATTTCCGCTTCCATCACCACCGACAGTTTTTTGCGGCCCGCCGTCACAAGGATGGAACCGGGTCCCGTGGTGACGTTGATGTCGGCGTCGGGCATCTTGTCCAGACCGTCAATCAGCAGTTTACCAACAACCGCCCCGCGAACGTCCGGGACAACATTTTTCGTCCGCGCGAACACCTCTCCATTGAAGGCGTACATCAGGGGTCCGTCGAACACCACGCACGATGATTGAGCGATAGTCTCACGGGGGGCCAGTCCCGGCGCGATTTCTTGCAATCTCGTCAAAAGCGCTTGGCGCTGAATCATGTCACACCGATTACCAGAAAAGAAATCACCACACCCGCAGGACGCTACGCGGCCGGTTTACGAAGTCAGCCCGCCACGGTATCCGCGAACGGCGTGCGCGGCGTATCTGTAGGCGAACCGGGTTTCGCCGATGTTCGACTTGCCGCCCGCGGCGACATACAGCGCATCGATAGCGGCAACGGCGTCCGCCTCCAGTTGGACTATCCCGTGTTTGGCGATGTACTCACCGCAGAAGTAGGCGCGCGCCTTCGTCGTTTCGCGGATGCCCGCGCGGGCGGGATATTGGATAACGTTCCCGTTTTCGTCGCGAGACGGTTTTTTCTTCCGCCCCGTCGCGGGTTGCGGGTTGTTCGGGTCGATTACCTTGCGGGGACGTCCCCGCTTGCGCGGCAGTCCGTCTGGACCGAGCACCACGGGTTTCCGTGACTTTCGCGGCGTTGCCGGGGCGGTTTCGGCCGCGGGGGCGGGGGCGGTTTCAGCCGCCGGAGCCGGTTCGGTTGCCGCCGGAGAGGCCGGGACTTCCGGGGAAGCCGGAACGGTCGCGGGTTTTGTCGCCCGCGGCTTCGTGGTCTTTTTCTCGGGTTCGACGGGTGCCGGAGTTTCGGGAGCATCCACAACCACCAGTTTTCCGCCGCCGTCCAGAAACGCCAAAACGTTTTCAATGCGTTTCGCGATTTCGGGCGGTTTGATTTCTTGCGCGGGATCGATCAAATCCCGCAGCATCGGGAGTTTTTCCCCCAATTTCTCGGTCGTCCAGTTGGAAGCCATCGGAAACCCGATAGCGGCGAAAATCTCCGCGGCTTTTTGCCGCGACATGTTGCGTTGTTCTGACACGATGACCCCCATACCCGCGAAACTGTTCGTTTCCAATATCGGCGAAACGCGCGGACGTCTCACAGATTTACCAACAGGATTTTATCGCAGGTTGAGCAATTGCAAGGCATCCCGCAACGTGAACACACCGAAATGCTTGATATTCCTGTTCGCGCAGCACAATCCAGTTAAGGCGTTGGATTCCGAATTGTTTTTCGTCTTCCGTTTGATTGATGCCAGCAATGGCGGTCGCATGTGCCAATTTTCGTTTGTCTTCCGAGAAATTCGACCGGGCCAATGTCGATGTGGTGTAGCTTTGCGCGTCCGCCTGTGTCGCGGTGACGACCAAACAGTGTTCCGATTGAGACAGGGACCGCAGTTCTTTCCATGTGGTGTTAATCGAGTCGCGCCCCTCCCCCGCCCCCGGTTCCGGCGCGAGAATGTCGGCGTAGTCGATCACGATCACGTCAGGCCGCCACCCCGAGCGTCCCCACGTTTCGACAATCCCCCGGATTCCAGATACGTTTAATGAATTGTTGGGATACGTCACCAGTCGAAACGGTGCGGTGACTCCCCCGAGACGGTCAGTCAGCATCGTTTGACACTTCGCCCATGCCGCCGCGGCGTCGATGGTTTCCCCGTATTCCCGTTCGTCTGATGTGACCGTCGCCATCGCGTCGGTTTGCGTCCGTTGAATGTCGGTGGGCATCTGAATCTTTTTCGGTGTCAGGGGCCGCCCCATCAACCGGGTTGCAAACCGTCGCATAAACTGGCGTTGGGATAAGTCGCCCGCCTGAAAAAACGCGACCCGCAATCGCTGTTTCAACGCCCGCCACGCAAGGTCCAACATCCAGAACGTTTTGCCACGTTTTTCGGGAGCCAGAAACGCAAAAAGCGCGTCCCGTTCCAACGCGTTCCCGAAAAATTCCCCAAGCGCTCCGGGATACGTCACCAGCGGTTCGGCGGATTCCGAAAACGCGTCGTCAATGACTGACTTATCCCCGAGGGGATCGACCCCATCCGTTCCCGCCAGTTGAATCGGCGACGCGTCGGCCAACGCCTTTTCCGCGCCCGCCAAATCGTCGGTGTCGATGCATCCCCGGATAACTTCGTTCAGGCGTTCCAGACGAATACGGTTGACGTGCGCCGTTGCCACGTCCAGAACGTGGTCCGTGACTTGTGGCGGGGCATCCCGGACGCCTTCGATAAACGCTTCCAACAGCGCCGCGGCGTCCGCGTTCCGTTTCGATTGCCGTTCGCACCACCGCGCGAAATATCCCGACCACGCATCGCCCAGAGGCTCGCCGTATTTCAGGAAATGGGAAGCGCACCACCCGCCCGCGATGTTCGCGTTTTTGGAGCCGAACAACCCGCCGGTCTTCCATTTCGACGCGAACCGCGCCGCGACCACGGCGTCCCGTGACATCGCCGCGACGATCAGGGTTTCGACGTGCGCCCCATAGTTGGTTACCTGCATTGTGTCACCGCCTCAACAACGTCCGCCCATTGAACCACCCCGGTCCCATACTGCTGGTTCAACGCTGGTTGCATTTCGGAAGACCATAAACGGCAGGTGGGATACCATGCCCAGAAACTCAGGCGGCCCGGCGTCCACCCGTCCCATGATATCGACACTCGGTGAACAGTCCGAATCCATTCCGCAAGGAACGCCCGCGGAGACGGATGAAACGCCCGCATGTGGACCGCGGCGCGGTGTGTCGCTTTTTTGGGGTTGGGGACAAACGCCGCAAGGCGCGCGGAAAACTCTTGGTAGGCGTCCAATGATTCTTGCGCGAAAGGGACCACCAGTGGCGTGTCATCTGGTGACCACCGAAACCCCTGTCGACTTAACGCCTCCCGCACTTCCGGCGAAGCCGGTCCCGCGGTTGCGCCTCTTGCCCGTGTGTAGGCGGCTTCCAATTGAATGAACTTGTCGCGAAATGATTCAGCGCTAAACACCAATGGTGTATATTTTTCCTTGATGTTGGCAATAAACCATTCCGCCACCTTTTGGATTTTTTCTGGTGTGTCCACACTTTCCAATTTGGACAGGGTTTTTGTCCATGTGGGGATGTGGGGGCGCTTGGTTGTTCGTCTCGCCTTTATCAACGCTTCGGCAAGTTGTCGGGCGACCTCCGTCGCCCATTCGGTCGACGTCGTTTGCTCGCGTTTCGTTTCGGGCGACATTCGTTAATCCCTCTGATACTCATCTCTATTACTATGCTTGTCGTTTTCGACGTGGCAGCCTTGTCGTTTTCGACGTGGCAGCCTTGTCGTTTTCGACAATGCATCAGTTTTTGTTTATGCGAGACCACTTCGTTTCGATGAACCGCTTGCGACCGTTAAATCCCGTGATTGTCACAAGTTCTAATTCAACCAATCGACTGACAATTCGCGAAGCGCGCTCCGCCGAAATCCCGCCCAATCGCTTCCCAAGGTAGGCATTGGACGCGTAACACCCCACAAACTGTCCCGAGGGGGTGCGACTCACCAGACTGTCAATCGTCGTCAACAACATCATTTCTTGGGCGGACAGTGTCCCATTCCAAAAAAGGTACATGATTTCCGCCGGTATCCACACACCGCGAAAACCCTCAACGTGAATTTCTTCCGTCCCTTTTTCCATGTTGTCAGTCCAGATAGTGTTTTCGCACTAAGTCGATTTCATGTTGCGAAGCGTCCGCGGCATCTTTCGCATCTAGCACCAAATTCGTGGTTGTGCCGGGAAACACCCCGAGTTCATGGCAGAGCGCGACCGCCCGCTTTTGTGCGTCGGTTTCGTTGTCGAAGCACACCACCCGCCGCGGGTATCGCCGAATCAACGCCAGTTGCGCCACGTTCCATGATGTTCCCATCGTGGCGACTGCGCCCGGTCCTATTCGCATCGCGTCTAGGGGACCCTCCGTGACGATGACGGAGCCCCGCGCAAAGTCGAGCCCGTACAGCCAGTTTCGATGCGGAAACGACTCGCGGTCCGGGGGAGCCGACAGGTATCGCAGGGATGACGTTCCGATGCTTCGCGCGGTCCACGATACCGCGACATCATTTCTAAAGATTGGTAATACAATCCGCCACGGGCAGTCAGAATCGTGACCGGTGCCAGACACGTTCCACACTCTGGCGGCCGTTGCAGGGTCGATGTTGCGGGAGCGGATATATTCCGCATGTTCTCGCAGGCGTTTTTGATTGGTTGGCGGCCGGTACGTTCCACTCCCCGGCAACACCACGTCTACGGGTGATGTTCGCGTCGCGCTCCGGGAGAGTTCTATCGCAGTCCGCAGGTCGCATCTAGTCAGTAGCGCAATTGTTCGCGCCGTGTCAACACGTCCACATAACCAGCAGTTGAAATAGCCGAAAGCTACACGCAAACCCATCCGGAACGCGCCGGAGCCCGGCGAGCAATGCGGGCAATCGTATTGGACCCACCCTGCGCGGGCGTGGTGATGCTCGCCAACGCGTCGCCCCGTCGCCCCGTGTTGTTCAAGTAGTTCGGCGAGGTTTGGCATCAGATATTCTAAACCCCAATTCTGTTCGAGTGATTTCGGGCCGTGTTTGAACAAACCACGTCAACAGGGAGTCGACCGCGTCTTGCATCGACATCCCCCGGCGAACACATTCCGCTTTGAACAGGCGGTGTGTTTCGTCGCTGATGTTCCGAAAATATAGGGTGCTTTTTCGGTGCGTCATTGCGTCACGATGTAGGTTGTGGGGTTCGGTGTGGTAGTCGTGGGGGTGAATCGATCCCCACCTGAGTCCTTCATCGGTAAGGCAATCAACGCGCCCGCGTCGTTATTGATCGGACGCGACTTGTCCAAAGTCAGTTTCATTCCGCATCGCGTGCAGATACACGACAGGACCCGCAGCGTGTGCGTTTCCTCTTGTGTGTTTGTGTCGATGTGAATTTGTACGTTGTTCGTCACGTGGAACTGATGTTGACACTTAACCACGGCTCATCGACTCCAGCAACATAGAATGAATTGTAAAGTCTTGTTCAACATCCGCGCCGTCCAGAATTTTCCGAACGATGTTTTGTTTCGTTTGCAGTACTTTCAACATTTTCTCTTCGATGGTCCCCACGGCGACGAAATACCACGCCCACGCCACCTCTGTTTGTGAAATACGGTGGATACGGTCCTCCGCCTGTGTGTGTAGCGCGGGCCGCCAGTCGTACCCGAGAAAAAAGACATCGGACGCCGCGGTCAACGTGATGCCCACGCCCGCGGCTTGGATGTTCCCGATAAATACCCGGCATCGGGGGTCTTTTTGGAACCGATTGACCAACAACTTGCGGTCGTCTTGTGGTGTCGCCCCTGAAATCGAAACACACTCCCCTGCGTATTTCCGGTTGAGGGCGGCGATACATGGGCGGTGAACGGTGAACAGGACCACTTTTTTATCGGGGTTTTCCGCCCGGAATTCCTCCACGCGCTCCACCGTTTGGGGATGTTTTAGTTTCGCCGCTAATCGAAGCATGTAACCCAATTTTGTCACCGCTTCCGCGCGCGATGCTCGCATCGCCTTCGCGGGACCGCCGACGCGCCGTAACCACGTCAAAAACTCTTTTTCGGCGTAGCGGTATTCCGCCATTGCCTTTGGTGAAAGTTCAATCGGGATAACTCGCCGACATTTCCGCGGCAGGTCTTGCAAGACGTCTTTTTTCAAGCGCCTCACCATCCCGTGGTGAAGCAAACTTGCGTGCAGTTCCGGGATGTTGGTCGCCCCGTTAAAAACCCATCCCCACGGCATGCGTTTCGGTGAGCAATACCGATGCGCGAACGGCGCGAATTCGTCGAACGTGTCAGGCCAAAGAACGTGGAGAGTTGACCACAGTTCCGCGGGCTTGTTGGTGAGCGGGGTTCCGGAAATTGCGATGATGCGCTTCGCGTTTTCGCAAACGTCCCACGTCGCCCGCGTCCGGTGGTTGCCGCGGGTCTGGATGTAGTGAACCTCATCCAATATCACCAGTTCGGGTCCGATGTCTTTCAACACTCCGACCCAATCCCGCAGGATGTCGTAATTTATGACAATCCATTTATTCGCGGCGAGACGTTCGAACGCGCGGCGCGTCGATGCCGCCTTCCGTCCGGAGATTGCCGCGGCCCGGTCTCCCGTCAAATTGAAAATCGTGTCGACCCAATGGGACTTCACCAGCGCAGGACACACCACCAGAATGGGCCGCGGGGACGGGTTCCGTTTCGCGTACCAAATCGCTTGGGGCGTCTTGCCCAAACCCATTTCATCCGCCAGCAGCGCCCGCCCACCGAATTTTTCGATGAGACGGACCCCGTCTTTTTGATACTGGAACGGTGTGTAGGCTTTCGGGTCGCTCATTCCGCCATCCGCTCCGCAATTTCCCGAAACGCTTCATTAACGCGGGCTGTGTTCCACCCATGATTTCCGAGGTAATATCGGATGGCAGGGCGAACGTTTTTGACGCTCTTGCCCATCACGTCGACGCGGGCGGTGACCACGTCTGGCGGGTCCAGCATCAGCCGCAGGACTTCCGCCCCGTCCGCCGACAAATCAAACCGCCACGCCATCGCGTCCGGCCGGGTGCCGGAGGCCGCCATCGTTTCCCCCGGCGACGGGGCCGCGACTTGCTTCAAGACGTGTTTGCGGCGTTTGCCCGTCATTTGTCGCCACCAGTCCGACAAGTCGAACGACAGGGACGAACAGAGATTCAGCAGTTCGTCGTGCGTGATCGGCGCGTGTTGCCGATACAAACGCATCCACAACACCAACCCCTCCGATTCCGCCTCATCCACGGGGCATCCCGTCGCCCCAGCGAATCGGCGTATCACATTCTGGAAATGAGATTCCGACGCATTCCAAGCGGCTTCCACCAACATTTTTGACCCCCTGTGTCGGTTGAGTTCGTTCGTCTAACAGACGTTATACGATGGGTTTTTGCGTGTCAACGAAGTGCGGGCATATCCACCCAATGGTGAATTTTCTCTTTTTCGATAAACCAGCGGGTAAACGAGTAAACCCCGTCCACGTAACGGAATGCGACGCGCGGGACCCATTTTAGCGCCACTTGTTTTTCGTCGATGACCACCGACATGCGGACCGCCTTGTTCGTTTGTCGGGTCAGCATGATGGACACGGTCGGACGCGCTGGAAACCACATGACCAATTACTCCGATGGGATGGTCTTGTAATCGTATCGCAAAATTTTCCGTGACATCAGGCGATACATGTCGGCGACGTTGGCCGCCATTGCGTCGCTGTGGGGGTTTCTGATGGTGGCGAGCATGTCGGCGATGCGTTCTTTCGCCACGGTTTGCGGGCGTCTCCTCGCTGCATCCGCCGCGGGGGACGATGGGAACGAATATGTCGCGACCCGGTTGCGGTGGTCCACGGCGATAAACCCGCCGACGTCGTCGAAAGCGTATTCAATCACAATCGGGACCCTTTTACTTGATGCAGGTTGTGAACGAGTTATAGGCGTCGCCGTTGCGAATCATCCCTGACACTGTGGTCGGGACAGTGTCGGGTCCGCAACACCCCGAGTCGTCGACCAACAGAGCCCGCAGCGTCTCGCCTTGTCGGCAATAGTCGATGTGAAACGCCCCCCGTGATACTTCGGTCCATCCCGCTTTCGCGATTCGCTTGGTTGCGGTTGAGATTCGCATGTTTGACGCCTTTTGTGTTGTTGGTAATCGTGTCCGGTGAGGTATTTATCGGATATTCAACAACAGGCGTCAAGCGACATTACCAACAATCCGGAAAATGTTTCCGGATTGTTGGTTGCCGGAAAATTACTTCAACGCGGCTTCCAGCGTCTCCAGACGTCCGGACAGGGACGCGACCGCGGTCTCCAGTGCCTCAATCCTTTGCAGGAGCATCGGGTATCGCGCCCGCGCGACGCTTTGCGGGGAATGCCCCCCTTTGTATGCCGTGATGCCGGAATCCAGCAGCGCTTGCCGAAGACGCTTCGGCGTCAGTGCCGGAAACCCGATTTTCTCGGCGTACTCGGCGCGCTTCGCTTCAATCGTGAACTTGCGGGCGGTCCAGTCCGTTTCGTCCGCGGCAATCAGGCGGATGAGTTGCGCGACTTGGTTGGTCTTCATTTTTTCGTAAGGGCGGACGGCGCGCGGTTGTGGTTGTGGTTTGTTTGACATGGTTTGACCCCCTTGTGTCGGTTTTCAAAAAAGGGCCGGGAGACAATCCCCCGGCCCGTTCGTCGCTTCGTTTTTACGATGCCAGCATCTTCACGGCTCGCATCAGCGCCCGGTGGGTGACGTCCGCCCGCTCTCCGAACAGCGTGGACTCGGTCCGCGACAATCGCGCCGCATCGGAGTTCTTTTCGCGGGTGGGCTTGTCGTGCTGCGCCCACCCAGTGAACGCGTTGAACGCGTTCCACGCCGTGGTCCCCGCCAATTCCTTTTCCCGCTCGAACCGCATGAACATGGCGGCCATCGCTGATTGCGCCCGGATGATTTTCCCTTCATCGTGGCCGTTTTTCGCTTCCAGCGGGATATCGCCCACCTCTTCCACGTAACACGATGCCCAGAACGCTTTGAGCGCTTCACTGTTGACATCCCGCGCCCCCAGCGTGTCCAGAATCTGCCGGGTTCCCGACAGCGCCTCTTGATAGAGGCCCAACGCCTTCCGCGCCTGATCGATGCGGTCCGCGGAGTGTTTGGTGTGCCGGATGGCACAACCCGCCGTCCGGACCCGGCCGTTGCCGATACCGTCGGGAATCACCATGTGAAGGGTATTCGAACAAACCACCCGGACCGACGTCGGGATACAACGCATCGGGGTCCACCCGTCGTGGCCATTGCTGACAAGAATATACGGGGCGACTTCATCCTCTTTGCGAACGGAGAACGATTCCCCGCGGAGGAGGAACCACACTTTCGCCCGGTTGCGGATGGTTCCCGCGGTCTCGCATTTGACCACGTCGCCCTCTTTGGCGAGCGCTTCGCAGAAATCCGCCAATTCGTCGTTCTGGACGGGGACGTATCCCCGCCCGACGATGCCCAGCAGTTCCCGCGGCGCGTCATCGTAATAGAGACCCACCTTGTCGCCGATGATGTCGCCCATCGAACCATCATCGTTCACGGGTGCCAGTTCGCGTTTCACGACTTTCGCCCCGCCCCCGATGTATTCCAACCCCTGTCGCGGGGTGAACGTCTCGGGCAGGACAACCCCGAGACCGTGCCAAGCGCCGGTACGGGAGAGAACAACGTTATCGCGGGCTTCGATTTCGTGGGCCATCTGTCTGTTCCTTGTTTTTGGTGTTGTTGGTAACCGCGTCTGATGGGTGATTTATACGTTGTTGGTAAATCATCGTCAAGCGACATTACCAACATTTTGAAAAATCAGTTCACTTCGTCCGAATCGGGACAATCACCGTTCCCGGACAAAACAGGTTGCTCGTGTGCCCTTCGTCTCGACGGCGTCGGAACCACTCTGCGCGGGACGTTACCGGGATCATTTGAGCACGCCCCACCAAACCGCGGGCGAACAGGGCGGTCACCGTGTTGACGGAAAACCGCGTGATGCCGATGGCGCTATGTGAATCGGCCGGGTTCCCGACTGCGTATTTGCGGTCTTCGGGACGAAAAAAGACGAACGACTCGGGACCCGCCAGTTCCTTGACGATGTCAGACATCAGGCGAGACAGTTTCGGGGTTTTTTGTTCGACGGTCTCCGCGGCGACGTCGACTCGACCACCGCCGTACGCGATGGTCAGGGCGGTGTCGACTTGGCGCTTTTCGCCCGCGGTCAAGGGCCGGTCCAGTGTCGACACCATTTCAAGGGCCGACATCATGGCGGGGGCCGCGGCGAACATGTGAGCAATTTCGATAGAGGGCATCGCGGAGCGGAAGTCGTCAATCAGAACATGCGCTCCGTAGCGGTCTTTTCCGGCTTCGATGCAGATGATTTCGGGCATTGCAGGACCTTTCGTGGTTGGTGGTGGATTCCCGGACGCCTTGCGGCGTTTCGTCCCTTCCGGGGACTCATCAGCGGGTTATTCCTTGACGTAGTCCAGACGGTCCCCGGAACCGGCCGGACAGTTGGCGCGGCACTCTTCGCAAATCGCCTTATCACCGTCGAACCGGGTCGGGTCGATAACCGCCGACGTATACGACCCGTCGGGCATCTTCGTTGAACGACAGTTGCAACGGCCCGAGTTGGAGCGATGCCCGTCGTAACAATCGCACCGCGCCGACCACGCGGGGCCGCGGAAGATGACGATTTTCGGATTGGCGGGGATGACGTGAGCCATGATTTGAGTTCCTTTGTTTGAAGTTCGAAAACGTTATCGGCAATCCGGGGGCGTCCCCAAAATCGGGGACGCCCATACACCCGAAACTAGACGGCGGCTTCCAACTGGATGGAGACGACCCGCGCCTTTTTGGCGAGGTAGTACTGGACCATCTGACGGCGGGCGTTGTGTTCGTCCGGAGCCTTGACGCCGCGGCGAGCGGTGCGGGTGTTGCCGTTCAGTTCAGTCGTGACGACGAAAACGAAGTTAGTCATGGTTCGGGTTCCTTTTTGGTGTTGTTGGTAAACTTGCGACAGGTGATTTATACGTTGTTGGTAAACCGGTGTCAAGCGAATTCCAAAAGATTTTTCAGATTGTGGCAACCGGTTCCATGCTGATAACCCGCATGTCGATGTTCGCCGTGGTTTGGGCGGGGTTGATTCCCGTCTTGAGGTGTTTCGCCAGTTTCGCTTTGGCGGCGTCGATGCTCTCCGCGATAACCTGATGGGTTCCGCGCTTGGTGATGAACTGGCCAGAGGCGTTTGCGAGTCGGCAGCGGCTGACGATGAAGTAGGCGGTCATCATGGTTTGGGTTCCCTTTTCGCTGTTGTTGGTAAACGTGTCTGATGGTGTATTTATCGGTTATTGATAAACCGGCGTCAAGTCCATTCGGGAAAAATCTGAAAACATTTCCAGATTATTTTCGACATCCCCCGGACTCCCCCCGTCCCGACCTTGCGTTTCGCGACGTCTCGCGTGTTATATTGCCAACAAATCACGGCATTTTTCGACGAATTTTCAGGCGGGGCGAAATCGATGCGATGGAATGATGATTTCTGGTATCGAATCCCGGACTTAGTCGCGTCCGGAATGTCGAAAAATGCGGTTGCGGCAGCGCTGGGGACGACCGCGAAAACCGTCACAAAATGGGTGCAGTCGCGACCAATTTTGGCGAAGCGCGTGAAAGAAATTCGCGCTCAGCGCGCCGAAAAAGGTGTCGAGACGTTTTTCGAATATGTCCACAAAACACTACCGCCCGAACTGGTCCCGATCTGGAATCAAATCGTCAGCAGCGGTAACGACC